AATTTACACTTGGAAACCAATTTAATTCGTTTTGAATTTTAGTATTATCAATTGCATAACGCCAATCGTGACCTAATCTATCTTTTACGAATTCTATTTGATCTTCATCTTTATCTAGTAGTTTTAGAATAGTTTTAACAATATCTATATTGCGTACTTCATTTTTGCCACCGATATTGTAAACTTGACCAATTTTCCCACCATGTAATACTGCATCGATACCAGAGCAATGATCTGAAACATGAATCCAGTCACGAATATTTCTACCATCACCATAAACAGGAAGTTTTTTGCCTGCCTTAGCATTTTTAATCATTAATGGAATTAATTTTTCTTCGTGTTGATTTGGTCCGTAATTGTTTGAACAGCGAGTAATTAAAATAGGGTAATCGAAAGTCTCATAAAAACTGCGACATAATAAATCTGCACTCGCCTTGCTTGCTGAATAAGGGCTATTTGCTTGCAATGGAGTGTTTTCGGTAAAAGCATCATCTTCTTCACTTAAACTGCCATATACCTCGTCTGTGGACACTTGAAGGTATCTCTCGATACTAGAGCAATCGTGAAGCAAACTTAATAAAGAATGTGTTCCATTTATATTGGTTTTAATGAAGGGCGTTGAATTATTTATACTATTATCAACATGACTTTCAGCTGCGAAATTAACAATATAATTTATGTCATTCTTTTGTATTAAATTACGAATACTATCTGTATCATTAATATCACAAATTGATAAACTGTATCTGCCCGATTGATCTATCTCTTCGCTAATATTTTTATAGTTGGCCGCGTATGTTTTCGAATCAACATTGTGAATGTGATAATCATATTTATGGAAAATATGTTTAATAAAGTTAGACCCAATAAAGCCTAATCCACCTGTGACTAATACACTTTTCATTCTACATTATAAATTTCCGTATTAGGCTTAGGTATAAATTTTACACTATCATTTACTATATGGTCATCCCATATGATCTTATTTGTTGGCTGCGAGGCAAAATTGCCCTCTTTTAATTTTATAAAATGAAATGGTTTATAAAACTTTGGGTCTTCTGCACGATCTGACCCATAAGGTTCTAGGGTAAACATATATTGACCATGATGAAATTCTTTATCTTTGTCAAAAAACTTACAATTCATATATTTGAGGTAATCGTATTCAATAACACTATTAGAATAGCTAAATGAGTCGTAAGTCATTAAGAATGATAAATCTCTTTGTGGAGCTTCCTTGAGCCAACAAAAGGCATGCAAGGGTAGCTTTGTATATACTGCACCATTTTCAATCATAGCTACAAATGTCATAGCTTGATTTTTAATTGTATGAACGCCGAAAATTACACAATTTAAATGATAGGGTATATCTTCAGAGTTGGAGACGAATTCTCTCCTTAAAAAACATTTTATAGCTGGTGTATTATTGCAAAGCTCCACGCATTATATTACACTCAAATCACATATTTAGATAATGAATCTTTTAATGCTTCTTGAGCAGTTCTAATCGAAATATACTGTTCAATTTTTGATGTATCTAAAACACAATTTGAACGAGGAGCAGTAACTTCTTGCATGAAATTATCTAGCTTACTAAAGAACTTAAACTCTTTATTTATCTTTAAATGCTCTTGCATTAATTCAACTACTTCTTTAGTAGTAACACTACCTTTATTTGTTATATTGTAGATGCCAAATGGGACATTTTGCTCGATTAAATCAATAGTATATTTTGCAAAATCAGTGCGATGAGAAAGAGAATTGCGCACATCTAATAATTGATCATAAGTCAATAATTTAGTTAAATAATTGCGAGGAGAAGCGAATTCATCAAATGGTATACGCAATCTAAAAATATAACTATTTGGCGCATTTTGCTTCACAATTTTTTCTGCAAGTGCTTTTGTGCCACTATAAAAACTACCATTTTGAAAATCAAAATTAGGGGCATCTTCTTCGGTGAAATCTTTAGAGTATCCGCCATAAATACAACCAGAAGATATATGGGTGTATAAATAACCTTTATTTGCGCAAAGTTGCGAAAGCATTGCGGGAAATATTACATTGCCTTCAACTGTATCTGCTTTATTTAGTTCACAAGCATCCACATTTGGTTTACCAATATATCCCGCGCAATTAATTATAGAAACATTGTGGTGTGCAACTGTTTTTTTATAAGCATTATTTGATAGCCAATTATCAAAAATTTTCATATTTGTATAATCAACTTTAGAACGACTGAGAGCCCAATAAGGTAAATCGCGTGACGTTAATTCTTTCATTATAGCTTGTGCTATATATCCGTTTTTTCCTAGTATTATGTACATAAAATATTTTAAGCGTAGTGATGATTGCCGTATGAACCCCTTTGTTCAAATTTATCTCTTAGGTTTGGTTTGATTTGAGGTATTACTTCATGTTTTAATAAACATAAATTCCATGTAGGTTGATCTCTAAAGGTAATGTCTGATTGAGTGTAAATTTCCCAAAAATTTGTAGTGACTTTTTTAACTAAGTCATTGGGAGTATAGCCAAAAATTGTGTTTTCAAAATATTGTTTGGCTGAAAGAGAAATTTCTGGAAATTCTTTTTTAAAAAATAAAAGTGTTTTCGAGATGCTGTCTTTAGAATCTTTGCGACCCCAAATTATTAATTGGCATTCACGCTTAACTCCTTTATTGTGGCAAGTGGGATGTTTGTATTGAAGAAAGGGATAAGGTTTAGATATAAAAGTATTTGATATAGATACCCAGTCAACATTACATTTTGGGTTCAAATGAACATCGCAATAATATATACAATCATAATCTACACCCATAGAATCTAATAATTCCCAGCCCATAAATTTAGCATATCGAGACTTTCTTACATTGCAATTCAAGTTAGATATATTGGGATTATTGGAAATATTGTGCACATCCCAATCTGTGTCGAAATCTTTTTGATCTCTGTCGCTAAATAAAAAGTAATCACAACCATCAACCCGTTGAAATCTAGCGGGATTGTTTCCACGTTTACCAAAAAGAGATGTAATAAATGCTATTTTCATATTTATTCTCCAAATTTATACCCGAAATACTCAATGTCTTTTGCATATTGTTCCGCAACGATTGCGCGAGTTTCGTCATCGTAGTATTCGGTGTAGTGTTTGTGTTTAGTGGTGTTTTCGTGTGAAAGTTCTTGTCTTGGAATTTCAATTATATCACAAACCGTTTCAAAGTCTTCTTGTAAATTTTCAAATCGACCTATAAAATCTATATGTTTATCTATAAATTCAACTTGCTTGTTGACATGTCTTATCTGCCAATTTTTTGGAGTTTTTAAGAATTCTAAAAAACTAATGTTTTTAAATTGCGGACCCCAATTATACTCACTTGCTACTTTGTCGAATGGGTTTCGCACAAATGTAAAAGAAAAATATTTTTCTCTGAATGTTATGTCAAATTCTTCATGAAATGCATGACCTTTAATGCCAGAATCTAGATGATATTGATTTTGTATATTTTGCGGAAGAAGCGATAATCTTTCGGGCCTTTTAATACCCTCAAGATTTAAGAGATGCTTCTCTATAGATGTTCCCGCGCATTTTGGAACATGAATAAAGATGTATTTATAATTATGACTAATCATGATTCTCTAAGTCCCAAAAATCGTTATAAAATTTCTTAGCGTTATACTCATGTAGTTTTTTGCTAATAAGTTTTCCTTTTTCATATGTGGATTCTAAGGTGTGTAAAATTTTTTTATATTTATCATCTTTGCGAGCAGAAAGCTCTTTGTAAACTTTTCGATGAAGCTCACAGATAGTTCGCATTGGAGCCGTGCGATTATTTTTAATGTGTTGTTCTAAGTTGTCCTCACCCATCTTTTACGCTTCCTTCATTATGCTTGTTTTTTTGATACCAATCTTCTGATTTTGATGTTGCATGTTGTTCAAATTTACACAACATTTTCTTTGCCATATCAAACATTTCTTCAATCATTGGCAGAATATCATCGCTTTCATTCATTGTTTTAAGTTCAGAATGTATTTCCTTTAGCTCTTTTAAAATTGTTTTGTCGTCGTAATTCATTCTCTATATATTATATCCCTAATTGCTGTTTACATTTTCTTCTTTACCCGTAGAAATATTATCGATAACAATAACTTCGTGACCTTCGCTCACTAAAGCATCTACTAAGTTACTGCCGATAAATCCTGCTCCGCCTGTTACTATGTATTTCATGTTAAACTATTCGAATATTTTTAGGCTGATTATATTTGTTAGAGTCAAATTTAGAAATCGACTCGCGTGACGATTGGTATGATTTTGTAGCATTTCTATGACTAAAAAACTTACCAGAAGAATTATCTTCTTTAAAAAAGCAATCTAAATCGTAATAATGATGAATAATAGATTTATCGTCACTGACTTCATTTTTAATGTTATTTAAGATTAATATCTTAAATTTTAAATTTGGATAAGATGAATGAATGATTGCTTTAAGCTCTTTCATGTCATTTAACGTATCTGACGACCATTTTCTAACAAACAATATTTTACTTTCACCTTCTAGTAAGGTATTTAATCGGTCATTTCTTTTTTTATACTTATCTATCATATCTTTTGATATTGTATGTCTAGAGTCGTGCTGAAAATAAATGTAATCATCAACACCCATAATACCTTCTTTTGATGTTGGTTTTGATTTTTGAATAAAAGATTTTAAGCAGTTGAGCTTGGATTTAAAATATTCTTTAACAAAATTTATAGTACATACATTCCAGTCGAGCGGATAAGAGCACTTCCGATATTTAAAATAGGAGGTTGCTTCCCCAATACTGCAATCCCCACCAATAGGTATGATTTCGTCAAAAAATTCTTTTTTCATTATTCCAGCTTTTTTCATGTTTAAAATTGAAGAGGGATGCATATTTTTACTCTCCTATAGTTTGCGTTTCAGCGCACCATAATTTCATAGTGAAGCCTTTTTCTTGTAATTTTTTGACTAAATTATTATGAAATTGTGTGCTAATATTTTTTAATTTACCCAAATGCCACTCTCCATATAGTGTGTTTATATAACCGTCAAACAAACCATCCTCTAGCATCTTGGGTAATATATCATACTCTGACCCTTCGATGTCCATCTTGAGGATAATATAATCGTCTTTATTGAAGTTTTTAATAATGAAATCAGAAATATCAATACAATTCACTTTAATTTTCTTAGAGTTAAACATTCCAGTAGTTTTATCCGATCTAAGTGTACTACTTAAATTTGCTCCAACACGAAAACTCGACTCGCCATAAAATGTAGAAACAGCATAATCGTAAATTTTAAAATCAGGGAATTTGGATTTATACTCTTCCACCATGCTAGGATTGCATTCAAAGCTATGTATTTCGTAATCTTTAGAATCAATAAATGATTTCAAAAATAAATCTACAGAACAACCATTATTGGCGCCGAGATCTATAAATATTTTTTTCATAAATTTTGATTATTTATGATAAATATAAAAACTTTCATCTTTAAAAGCATACCTCTTAAAAGGAGAAAAGATAGAACTATCTATTGGTATATTTTTAGTTTTAAGCATGATATTGAGCAGTAGATTGTTGCAGTTTATTTTGGGACTCGAGCTGGAGACATCTTCCATTAAGTACACGTACTCCTTTAGGAAACTATGTATTAGTTCGATATAACCACCCCATACTCCAGCATTTAATGGAGTTGTAGGGAGTTTTATGTATGAATTAATATCTAAATTAGAGGATGACTTAAGGGTTTGTAATTGAGTTCTATAGTGGTTATTAAAGAAATTAACCTCACTCGATGTTTCTTCGCAAATTTGAATTGTTTCTTTATCCATTTTTTGAATTGGGTTTTTTCGAATAAAAACATCACTAGCATCAGAAAACAAAATATGAGTAAAGTTTTTCGATAAATGAAAATTATCTAAATAGATTTTAAATCTATAATCATTATTTGATAAATTGGTGTTATTAGGAGAAATGCGAACAAAATGAATGTTTCTATTGGATTTGGTAATATTACCTTCGATGTGATTCGATACACTGCCGTCGTGAAAAATAAAAAGATCGATGTCATTTTGAATACAACCAATCATTAAAGGGTAAAAAACACACTCAAAATTAGCTGGAAAACTAAAATTTCTCTGCGGGTCTAAACCGCAAGAAAGATATGTTGTAAATATACAAAGTTTATTGTTCATTTATATATTTATCTAATATGTAGGAATTTAATTGTTTTATTGCCATAATGTTTATAAATTGAGTTGATTATAGTGCTTTCATTAAGTTTTGAGTATTTACTTGACTCCTTATACAAAAAAACAATGTCATCATACTTGATTGAGGTGTTTTTGAAGTTTTTAATTCTTTGTTCGTATCGTTGACGAAATTTATGAAAATTATTTCTAATATAGAATTCATCATCATTACGACCTTCAGAAAAGAGATGTGAGTGCCCTCCTCCTTCGTGGTTAAAGACTATGCCTGCGTCATTTGTTATAGCGGTACCTCCAGGGCCCGCATTTGACCTATTGCCTGAAGCATTGCCCCATGCACAAACTCGCAAGCCTTTGAAGAAAGTTTCAAAATTATGCTCTAATAAATCTTCGACTGCAGAAGGAGGAGAAATGCAAAGATCAAAAGGGTGTGTTCGGTACCCATTAGATCTGCCTGTTTTATATTGATTTTTGAGATTGATTCTAGGATCGCAGTTCCAACCTAATGAAATCCAATTTAAATGAGGGTAAATCTTTTCTGTGGTCATTTTTTTACAAGACTATTATTAATATCCAACATGATAACATATTTCGTCAGTTATGGTATAATTATAACCTTGATTGATTAAGTTTTTAACAAATTCAAAATCCTCGCCACCCTCATTTTTAGGAAATAAAATTGGCTCTTTGGGAGTTTTAAAGGAAAAGGAAATGCCTACATTACCAAAACGAATTTGATTGTAGTTTGGTCGAGGTATAATTGTGTTATTTTTAGTACAATGCATTCGAAAAATGACAAGGTCAAATTGAGAATACTTAGATAAAAGTAAATCGACATAATTAGGGGTTATAGTGTCATCGTCATCTAAAAAAGACGTCCAAGTTGTGTCGACATTTTGAAGGCCAATATTGCGTACAAGACCAGCTTCATTGTGAGGATACGAAGAGTCTGTGATTCTTCCTAATTTTTCTGTTTGCAAAGTTGTGATCTTTTTACTTTGAAAATCTTCTGTGGGGTTTACTCCATCATATACAATGATCGATTTCCAGTTTGGGTTTGTTTGTGTGTGTAAAGAAGCTATGCTTCTACTTAATGTCGGGCGACCAATGCTAGGAATAATAAAAGTTGTACTCACTGCTGTCATGAACGCTCGTAATCGTCTTCAATTCTAACTATATCATCTTCTCCAAAATAAGTGCCTGTTTGAACTTCTATTAAAATCATATCTTCTGAATCGCTAGGGTTAGCCATTCGATGTTTATCTTCAAAACCAATTAATACAGTTTCTCCAACTTCATAATCTGTATCAATATCATTTAATGTAACACGAGCGACTCCTTGCACAACAGTCCATGCTTCTTGTCGATGATGGTGATATTGATAACTTAGCCTTTGTTGGGGCTTAACAACAATACGTTTAACTTTACAATACTCTGTGTCGAGTAAAATTTCATAATGTCCCCAAGGGCGAATTGATTCATCTTCTTGCTTATTCATTTAAAGTTATTATATCCCATCTGTTGTCATAATTCAACCGAAAAGTGCCTTGATAGCCATCTTTCCCCCAAGAGCATTCATTAGGAGAAAATAAACTCATAAAAAGTCGCCCGCTATCTTTTTTGTAAAGATAATACTCTTTGCCGATGACAGGCTTGAACCGCATTTCTGCATTAAATATCACTTCGTTCCATTCCAACTCTTTGGTTAGTTGTTGGTATTCTGATTTGAGTTTATCGAATCGCTCTTGATAGTGTTGGTTGGCTCGATGAACTGCTCCAATTTTCCAACCACCCAAACTATGGTTGGGCTTAATAATAGGAGCGCCCAAATCGCTAGCATAAGGTAAAGAATGAGGGTTTGGGACGACATTGTCGGGCACTTGCTTTTCATCCATTACCAATTTTTAATTACGTTAGCCACTATAAAACCACAAGTAACCATATTTGTCAAGACTATAATGGTTCTTATTAATAAACTAATTTGTGCATCTTTTAACGAAAGAATAGGAATATCGGGTTCATCGTCGTCAGTTCTACCTACTCGATGATCTAATGTTCGCGCCCATATTAACCATAATTTTTTCATTCACCAAAATATTAAACTAATCAATTTCGTCGCCTTGACGCCAATTCATGCACCATTTATAGCTTTGAACATTAACGACTTCTTTTTTATCGTCTTCATTTAAATAAATAGTAGTCGTTCTTAAGTTAGTTTGCAGAGTATCAATTAATGCATATAGTTCGGCGATTTGTTTGTCTTTTTGTAAGAGTTGTTTTAATAAGTTTTTTTCGTCCATCCAAGAATTTACACTATTTAGCTGCTTTCAAGATGTTTTTTAACTAAATTTTTTATTTCAATTACTTTTTCTTTATTATTTTCTTTGTATAACTTTAGGATAATAGAATTAACTAAAGCATTTACTCTTTCTTCCCAAGAATAATCTATTTCAAAACGATTCATTTAAATATATTTAAGTGTCGTTTGAATTTTTCGATTCGTGATTTTCGGCGTAATACTCTATCCATTTTATCAAACAAAAAGTCGATAGATTTTAATATATCGTCACTAGCCGCAGAAACTACTGAAGATTTACCTTTGAAGCTTAGGTGACCTTTTGCGATAAATTCGTTTTTATGGGAGCGAGAATGAGCGTCCCGAATTAATTCGACCCTTAAGTCAATAATAGATTCTGAGCGGTCAAGCAATTTTTGGCATTTTTGCTTTAACATGGCGACATGTATGCGCTTTTTATTTATATGAATAAACTCGATCTTTAAATCATCAATTTTCATTTTATTTTAATATATGGATTGACATCTCCATTTTGGAGTATTTTTTTATCTTCATAGGGAGCAACTAATCTCCGATAAATCTCCATTTTAGCACATTCGATTGCGCCGATAATGTCGTTAGCAGTTTGATAGTTAAAATCGTTTTGTTCAATGTAGATATTGACCAATTGGTTTAGTGCGTAATTGAATTGACCTGCGGTCGTAATCAAGTTGTCTTGATCTACTCGTTTTTTTTCTGATGGCGGTATATAAGGCATTATAGCATCTCCTCTATTTGTTTTTTGTATTCATTGGTTTGGTTCATCAATGTCACTGTGACATTTTTTAATGTAATTAAAGATTCAGTATCCACTTCACGCTCTGGAGGAATATCGACATAAGTATTGTTAAGGTCTATTAGATCAGAGAGCGCATCAATTTGTTTTTGATACAATAAAAACAGTTTAGAGCAAGATTCTTTGCATTTCGATTTAACTCGATCTCTCTGATATTTTTTAGGAGAAGTGTTCTCACTTACAAAACGTTTTAAAGTTTTTAATGTATTCATGTGAACTTCTTCATACTCAACTACTTCGTTGGTATAAAACTCGTAAGTTTCCCAAGCTAACTCTAATTTATTAATCATAGAAATTTATGCAACAACTCAAAATCTCGAAGTCCAACATATTTAACAAAATAAAGACAGAACTCAGCCACTTTAGATGGAGACCATTGCTCTTCTCTGATTATATTGCCGATTTCAAGGTATTCACCGTCATTCCAGAGGTCTGTAAGTTTGATATATTCAGTGTTCATGATGATGATCATACTAGAATAAATGATTAATGTCAAGAGTAAAAAGTAGGTGTAACATAACTTATGGCATTTAGAAGAAAAATATGTTGGTCATGTATGATGTTGTTTTGTGCAATATTAATGGTGGTTTGGGGTTTGACATCCTGTAATAAAGTGAATTTTGATGAATTAAAAAGCATTCCAACAATTGAAACTAAGGAAGATCAAAAGTATAGAGTTTACTATAGAAAAGATTTTGGTTTACGCTTTGGTCATCAAATAGGCAATAATTCTGTAAAAATAGATGTTCCCACTAACGTTCAAATTATGATGCTTGATGGAAGTTTTAGGGAAGTTGATTATTATTTCTTTAGAAAGTTTAATAATTGGTTTAAGGATGTCAAGTTTCAAAATGGAATTATGGCAATTAATCAAAATGAAACATTAGATTGCGATAACTTTGCAATGCTTTATAAGTCTTTAATGAGTGTCGCGAGTTACAAAAGTAAGATAGAACAAGAATTAGCTGTCGCTCTTGTTGTAGTCGAACAGAAAAATGAATTTGGGGGTATTCCTGGAACTGGAGGGCTTCATATGTTGAATTTAATTTTCACAAGCAGAGCTTGGTATATATTTGAGCCGCAAACTGGGGAATATATAGAATTACAAAATTACCCAAACCAAAAATACATAAGAACGATAATTATTTAAGCTTCCTTTTAGCCCAAGCTTTTTTCATTGCTTCACTTTGTTTTTTCTTGAATTCAGGAGAAGAGTGATTGGATGAGTTTTTATTGCCTTTCATTGATTTTGAAATTTTATTTTTACTTTCTGTTGTATGGGGATGATTAAATATAGGAGGATTACTCTTGTGAGCTTTTGATATTTTAATACAATGTTCTTTGGATTTCGACTTACCTTTATTGTTTAGCCCTCCGATTCTTGAACGTTCGCGAAAAATTTCTTCTTTACCTATTTGTTTCCTTAACCCTTTGTAAGCTAAATAATTTTCTATGTTTCCATGTTCTAAGTAAAGCTTAGCGTGAGCAATTGCATGCTCTTTAACTGAAAGGACAATAATATTATCTGGGTCATCTGTGCCCCCCATGTGTTTTGGAATAATGTGATGTTTATGCATAAAAATGGAGCCACCTGTCAGGATCGAACTGACGACCTACGCATTACAAGTGCGTCGCACTACCAACTGTGCTAAGGTGGCTTAATTTATAATAAATCAAGAATCATTCATTTCAATTTGTTTTTTGTATTCAAGAACTTTTTCACATAAATTATAAAAGTCTTCTAGAAGTATTTCATTCTTCGCTTTATTTGCTTGAGGTGTAGCTATCTGTAAATTAGATAAATCATTTGTGCCGCCCAATTTAATTGGTATAATGTGATCGAATTCATAAGTGTCACCTTTGTATAAATCAATAGATTGACCAGTTAAGTAACACTTTGGGTTTTTGCCTATTTTAGCTAAGACATCTTTAGATGTATAATTACCTTCTGGTATATTGTTTACAATAGTTTTATTTCTTCTAGTAGTCCTTTTGAAGCTTCTGCACTTACTTATAATTGGTTTTGGTGTATGTTTGCTTTTAAAGCTATTTACTTTTTTCATGATTGCTTTTTCGGGTGTGTTTTTGTTTTTATGGTAAGAGTCCACTTTCAGTTTAGTAGACCCACCATTACAATGATAACTAATTACTGATTTGGAGCAATTTAATGCAGATGCAATATCTCTGTAGGATAAGCCTTCTGCCCTTAATTTTAAAATATCTTCTTTAACTCTTCTATTGTTAGTTGCTCTATTCATTTGTAATCCAAAAATCGTTTAGCATACTCAATCTTTTGACCTCAACTTCAAAAATCTGATAAAGCATTACACCTTCGACCATAAAGTCAAAAGCTGTCTTGAGGCAATAAAAATCTTCAATATCTTCATAATTATTTAAATAAAAAACATCAAAAATTATTTCAGATGATTCGATTGATTTTGAGAGTACTTTTATTAATGGTTGAGAGTTTATTATTCCATTTAAAATACGAGTACAGAATGATGGGTCTTGGTCTTCTTTATGAATCATCGTGACTTCATTTAAATTAGTACGATTTAATGCATCACCACCCAATAAGCATTCACCAAGATAAACATCTAAAAATGTATCATGCTTGGATTTGAATAAGCTTTCCGCATTTCGAAAAACATGAGTTTGAGTAGGGTGTATCAATTGGTTTTATTTTTGCTTTTAATTGAAGCAATAATACAAAGAGCCCCATGCTCATTAGAAGTCATTAAAGCTTCTCCGTTAGTCATCATTATTTTCCACATTTTTTTCCCCATATGATCGCGCTCTTTAACATAGATTACTTGTTTGGGGTTGATGTGATATTTTTCTTCGTTTGCGTCTTCTATTAAGATCATCATTATTTATATTTGATTGTTAAATTCTTTTTCTGCTTCCTCGTAAGCGGTATTGATACAACCCATTATATTGGAACGTATTCTATGAAGAGTAGCACTAACTGAACCAATTGGTCTACCGAGACATAAACTAATTTCTTTCATACTTAAATCCCTCTTAAATCTTAACTCAGCGATTTTACGCATGTGTTGAGGTAGCTTGTTATAACATTTATTTAAGGCGTTCATTCGTATTTGAGGGGTATCATAATCTATAGATTCAGAAGCTAAAACTTCAGTCAATTCATTAGATAAACAAATTTTACTTCTGGCATGCTTAGTTTTATGAGCCATAACTTGAAATTTAGCTACACCAAAAGACCAATTCCTAAAAGACCCTAATCCAGCATCGAAGGATTTTTGTTTTTGAAATAATATTAAATTTGTTTTTTGTAAAACATCTTCAGCATCTTGCTTGTGAGGCAATAAACTAAATATGAATTTGTATAATGATAGCTGAGTATCTTTGAGTAATTCTTCAAAACTTACTTCAATATCTAATGAGCTCTTGTTCATTTTAAATTTTCTATCGTAAGATCAAGTGAATTATTTATATTTTTAGTAATAATTAAATTAACAGCGGAATTATTGTCGGTAAATAAAGATTGATAAAGAATATCAATAATTTCAGACAGATCAGTGTCAAGATATGTTGATGGTTCAACTTCTTCAAGTAAAGGGTCTGTACCTACTTCTTCTACTGCTTTCATTAAATTTTTAAGAGCTTTTTTTATTTTATCTTCTTCTGATTCGAAACTATCTTTAAATGCTATCATGGAATTACAATTCTGTCAACATCATTCTCTAATTCATAATTGTCCCAATATTGATGATCGTATTTGCTGTAAGTAATGTCATTAAATAAAATTAATATTCGTGTTGGAGAGTTAGAGTCAACTTCATAACCCACTGCTGTTCCGTCAGGAACTCTACCGCTTCCATCTGTATATTCGAAACATTCATCGTAGTTATGTTCGGAGTATATTATATCTGAAGATTTAATCTTCATGAGTAATAATTTGATTCTCTTTCAGATATGTCTTCAGAGCGGTCTTCCCATTTTTGAGAGTAAGGGTTATATTTTTCTATGCTAACATTTTGAACGCAAGTATGCTTATGCTTTATTGTTTCCATATGAAAATAAAACGCTTGAGCTGCGCTTACAGCCATATAATAATGATAGCTATCCATTGCAGAATGTTCTTGACCTGCATTATATTTTATGCGATATTCAAAAAGTTTTTCATTCATTAATCGTGTTCCCCGAAAGGAGGGTTCCAATAAATATCATCAAACAACTTAAATTTAACCTCAGTATAAGGAGGTTCGTCTAGGTTGCCTCTATGATTAATAGTGATATCAACACCTACAGGTGTATGCTCGCTCACTAGCTCATCATTGCCCGTGTAGAAAAACTCTTCGAAGTCAGATGCGTATATTAATTCGTAACTCATAATATTTAATAATTGTTAAGGTTATAGTGTAAAGTATTTTGACTAAAATGTCAAGAAAAATGATTTGCAAAAAATACAAAGTAATCTTTATTCATATACCCAAAACTGCAGGAACATCAATAGAATATATGTTTGGATTCTTTGAGAAAGTAAATAATGGTAAAATTATCCTTAATAAAAATATTGGAAGAACTCATTTAAGTATAAAAGAAATACAAGAACAATTTCCAGAATATTATAAAGATTTCTATAGATTTACAATCGTTCGGAATCCATGGAGTAAGGCATTATCTATGTATAACATGCTTACTCATTCTAAGCATTACTCTATATCTTTTAAGGAATACATTAAAACTATTATTTTACCAAAATCAAAATTAAAAACATCCCTGCACAGAAGTCAGCTTTCGTTTATAACTATTAACGGTGAAATCAAAGTAGATTACATTATGAGATATGAAGAATTAGAAAAAGAATGGGTTTGCTTGTGTCAAAAAATACAAAAACCCTTTGAGACTATGGTAAATATGTTAAAGTTTAAAAACCCTACTGAAAGTATGGAGAGTGGATACGATCAAGAAAACATAGATTTGATAGCAAAAATTTATAAAAAAGATATTGAATATTTTAATTACGATTTTCCCGCTAAAACAACATCTTAGCTATAGAAGTTAAATCTTTTCTACCATGAACGAGCTTGATATAATCTTTGATAGAAGTTGGTAGTTTGTGAAAAGTATTGTGATAGCCTGAGTTGGCTAAATTTTGGTCATAGGTGCGACTAAGAGGGTGTTCGATGGTGTGATTAGAGTCACGTATAACAGGCATGCCGATCATGTGAGAAACCGCGCAAAATACTATATCCCATCCCCAACCCATCTTATTATCTAAAAAACAATCTTCAAGGTCAAGGTATTTAAAATATTGAACGACTCTTGGATGAATAAACCAAACAGTTTCGTCGCCATTGACAATATATTTAATGTTGGAATCTTGGGTAGTAACCATTTTCAAACTCGCAAGATCATCGCTTTGCCACTCTACATTATTTACTTTTGAATAATAAATACCAGCATTATATTTTTGCATATAGTGCCGCGCATCTTGAACTAATTTAGGCCAGTCATGATATGATGTATCGCCCTGAACATGAAAAAAGACACTAGCTCCATCATGAATGTCGAGAGCTTTTAAGAATTGATATGTAAAATAAGAATCTTCGCCAATATTATGCCAATACTCTCGATAGTTTTGCTCGTCGCTATTTATTACATCGACACTATCAACGCATCCGTGTAGAGCTGATTCGATAGCTAGTGTAGAATCGAATTTATCGCGCCAATTAAATATAAAAGCCTGTATATTAATGTGTTAATCCCAGTTTCCTTGAGCAACATTTCGACCGTCGAGATTGCTCCAGTCTACAGCAAATGGATCTTCGTCTTCGTTTTGTTGTTGATGTTCGTTGTTGAATTCTTGTTTTTGTTCGTCATATAATTTTGAATGCATTCTTTGTCCCATCCATAAAGATTCAAGAAGTAAGGCTTGTACAGCTTGTAGGTTGTAACTCTCTTCGCGGCTACAACGATATGCTAATTTTAATACATTGCACAATGTGCGTTTTTCATCAAATGGTTCGGTCATGGCGACCTTCATTTGCTCGGCAAGTTCCTTGGTGAAGGGTTTTGGTTTGTATTCGCTCATATTGATATATACACTTAGCCAAAGGGAAATCCTATTTTTATAAACATATCGTAATCTTTGTTGTTAAAATAAGGCCAATCGAACTTTTTGCAAATATGACGTATCATTTCTAAAAAATATATTGCTGGAGGATGGTATGGTTCAGTCGGTTTTTTTGGGTAGAAGTTTGTTAGTTCAAAATTTTCAAGGAGTGTGTCAATGGTTATTTCTACTTCTCTAGCTTGGTCCCTGCGCCTCATTCCTTCAAGGGTGACATCTAAATTGTTTACATCTAGATAAAAATTAGTAATAGATACGCATTGAGCTTCTGGCAAAACAAGCGAACTTAATGCTTCAGTGTGATAGTCTGGAGAGCCTGTCTCGGTCATGTTTAGGTTTATAATATAATTACATGATTTTATGTACTCTATTGGGTTATAAGGGCATTTTATTTGTGAATTTAATTTCTTAGCAAGAGGGTAATTTCTTGCATCTAAAAAACCAGAGTATCCATCAGAAAAAGAAACCCAATAACATTCTGCGTCAGGTAATAAGTATTTTATGTAAAACGATAATGTTTCAAGGTGACAGTGTCCTATTGTTGCTATTTTCATTGTTGGGAGAATGTCTGATATTGCTTTACTATATCTAGTCTGCTAAATTTTCTGTCGACACCTCTTTCATAACAACCTCCGTCATAGTGAACTAGAGGTGTGTCATTGAGGAAATCAGCTTCAATATTTGAACAATATTTTTTGTTGTGTTCATCTAATTTTAGAGAAAAGCATTTCGTATACTTAATTATAATATTCATGTCATTACAACTACCTCTTTTAGGACCCTCCTGGAACGGCTGATTGTTGAATTGTAAAATTGCTTGCTCAATATCCATCACCCCTTCCTTGCCAAGATAAACAACTGCTCGTTCTCTGCAAAAATAACTATTTTCTTTTGCAAAATTTAGAATATTTGGTGTGAATCCGTAATTCATTACATCATAGTCTGCATATAATGTTGCACCATGTTCACGAACATATTGACAATATGCAAGCAAACGACAATAACAACTGCGATGATATTTCCACATTGATGAATGTATTGTTTTATAGAAATTAGCATCAGGATTATCCAAATCAAGTTCATGAAACAATTCGTTACGTTTAGAATATTCTTCGTTTAATACGATTGGATTCCATCCATGTTTAATCCATGATTGTTTGTATAGCTCAATTAACTCTTCGCTTTGTTTAGAAAAGTCAAGGTTTGGTATTGATTGGAAATATGATATTGTGTTCATTGTTATTTTGTTAAATTTGAGCACAACCAAAATTCAGCAAGCATTCTTTTTGAATGATTCGTAAACATAGGTCGTGTTCTCTCAGATTGATTTAGTGCTCTGTAATCATAATACCTCTCTTTACTTGCATGAAATTCAGTGTATGATTTCAAAGTTTTGATATAATTTGAATTTGCCCACCAAAAATTTCCCGAATAATGAGGTAGTGGTTTTTCCTGAAAGTCTATTCCGTCAGTTTCTTTTTTGTTTAAATTTTGCAAACAAATTTCGTGATTATCTATTAAATATTCGTGCATACGATTTGTCCATTGCTTTGCAAATTCAGTTGTACACAAAGGATTTGTTTTCCTTCTTTCATCATCATACGATGCACCTTTACTATGTATATAGAGAATCTTAGAATTAGGATTATTCTGAGAATGTTTATGCATTAAATCTAAAGTACAACCCTCACCAGTTGCATCTGAAGATTTAGTGAAAATAATTTTTTTGTCTTGTTTGAATTTATTCGATAATAATTTCAGGAAATCTTCTTTTTTATCTCCAACTAAATTGCAATAAATATTAGATGTTTTTTGGTATAAACCACTGTCAATTATTCTATTTAAAGTATTAAGAAACAATTCGTATGAATGATTTACGCAATATAGATGATAGAATATATAAATTTTATTCATAATTTATTTCCAAATTGAATTCAATGCATTTTCTAAATCAGAAATTTTGATAAAAGTTTTATCAAATTTAGAATCGTCTGTATATAAAATATGATTGTAATTTAAATACAATCCGTGCATTACATTATGGTAACCGTTAAAAGGTCGTTGCACACTCCCGCATTCAACACTTGGTACGAATTCTAAAATCTTGACTTTATTTAAATCAGAGTATATCATATTGATCAATCCAGTTCCGTGAGGACCGATAATGGTATGAGCATTACTAAAAATCTCGATTTGCTTTGCTATTGATAATGTTTCTTGATTGCCGTTTTGTCCCGAAAATATTTTTAGTTCACCTTGAATATTATATTTTTGCATCAATGTTTTGATTGTGTTGATCGCAGTTTGTTCATTATTTAAATCTAATACTCTACGATTGGTAGTTCCGTGCCTTGTATAAAATATTACATCTTTAGGATTTCTTGATATTTTGCAGTTGGTTATCCATTTTTTAAAATACTGCATAAAGTTATTGCCCATTATACATGGATGAACATCAGGAGTAGATACAATTAAGTTTCCTTTGATTTTTATCGTTTCTCCGATGTTTATCCAAACGATACGATTTAATAATTTAGGATCAAGTTCTTTAAGCATATTTTGCTTAACTTTACTTTTTAACATTAATATTTTGTAATCTTCAGGAATCACCGAAAGAAACCATGTTAAGTATGGTAAATTATCGTGTATAATATGACCATAATTGTTGTGCCACCATGTATGAAATCCTGCATAATCTCCTGTTAATTCTATAATTTTAGAGTTTTGTTTAACTTCGTTTGTTTGGTAATCACTCCAAGGTATATTGACCATTGCGCCAAAAAAGTTTTTTCTTTCTGATTGTTCTGTTTTGAATGGATTAACCCAACCATTGCCTTTTACGATTTGATGATCATTCCATGCACTTTGCAATACACTAGGTCCTCCGTTCCATATTGCATAATTGGCATTTTTATATAATGTTGTTGTTGTTGGAAAATCACGGTCAAGACCTATTTTAATACCTGCTTCAAGGTATTGTTGTGTGCATACATTGATAAACTGATTTTGTATATCAGGTTTCGCACTAAAAATATTTGGCCATTTTATGCTCACTTAGTAAATGCCATCAGTCCATGTTGCATCGTCTATACCATAACGTACTTTTCCGTTATTTTTATCTACGTGTGGTTTAATATTCATATCCTTTTAATTGTATTACTTCTTTTTCGTGATTTGCTACAAGATCAATTAATTCTTGGTTGTAAAAATCTTGATAATTTACTCTTCGTTGAGATCGATTGGATTTTTTGCTTGGCAAAGTAAGTGGAAGATTAATTTTGTTAAGAATTAATTTCATATCTTTATGCATATTTTCTAAAGAACCAATGAAGTCGGTTACTATAACTCCATCTTGTATATACCAGTGAGATTGAGGTTTAGCACTTTGTCTGCCAAGGTGTCCTTTGAGCCATGATCCAAAAGAATCTGGGTCCAATGGCCGGTTAAGCCAATTATAATAAGATAAAAATCTATCCCATGGATTTCTCACAAAAGTAAAAACAAAGTAATCGCTAAAATCATAATTAATAAAATGTTTTTTTATTTCAATTAAATTTCCGTGCTGAAGACTTGTAACATGCTCTCCATGTTTCCATAGTAAGTTTTGACGATAATTAGTCCCTGTTTTGGGCGGATCTAGGCTTATGAATTTATGTTTATGTGATATAATCATAATTTTTTAATTGTATTACACTCTTTTCTTTTTGCGCTACGAGATCAATTAGTTGTTGATTGTATACGTCATGTATATTGAATGACTGGACGCTTTTATTTCCGTGGCGCAATGTTGGCGTATTTATACCAATTTGGCTACACAAAAAAGAAAACTCGTCTTTAAGGTTTTCAAAGCTCGCAATATGATCTATCATAATTGCACCCTTTTCATTGCAGTAATACGCGTCTTGCGAGTTATTGTTTAATATGATGTTTTTTAATACAGTTTGATCGTCTTTATCTTTAAATAATTCGACGCAAAGTTTGCCTTGATTGATTTCTGGTTCACGCCAATTTATAGATTCGTCTCGACGCATGCACTTTTCGCCGTAACTCTTAAAATACTTAAGAAAACTAAAATATCTTTGCCATGGATTGCGAACTATAGTGAATTTGTAATACTCATTCCAGTTCCAGTTGTTTTTTGCAAATTGTTTTTTTGCGCGAATTGCACCGTCATGTTGATAGAATTGCGCATCTACTTTTGGTTCTCCATGAATATCAATAACGCCCAATGGCAACAAGCTTTCCCGAAGAGACCTGCTTCCAGTTTTAGGTATATCAATCGTAATAAATTTATGTTTATGTGATATTAGCATTTTTACAATACCTCTCCCATAATTTTCTGTCCCAATATGTTCGATCTAAAAATGTTTGGCGAGTCTCTTCTGATAAATAATTAATATCTACTTTGTGTGTGTTGGGGGTTTCGTTTTTATCTAAATTTTTCGCAACGACACTTTCCTCAACATCTTTCCTCATAACCCCATAAACTCCATGAAAAACTGAGTCAATTAAATTATCAACTCCACTAATATCTTTAATTCTGAAATTTTTTAGGTAAGTATTGTGAGCTAATGTTAAATGATATGGTTCTATTATGACATCTTCACTAAGATCCAATAAACTCCTTAAAAACCAACTATCTTCAAGTTCATGAGATTGTATATATTTAAAAAAAGTGGGGGACTTGATTGAACCATGTGTTGGTTCGTGATTACTCGCATCACTACTTAAGTAATGAAAAAGAGATTGGGCTCTATCAAAAGGATTGCGTAAGACTGTAAAATGCAGTTTATGTTTTAAATTTGACGATTCGCAAATGCGATTTATAGCTAATCTGGCAGAATTCCAGCCTGGATCCATTGGGTCAATGGAAACAGAAAAGGGTACAATATCTTTGGAAATAATACATTCTATAAAAGTTTCAATATCAACATCATCACTACTCATATCTTCTGCAGAGTGCATGCGAAAGTTAGTATTATGTCGATTAATGTCAGTGGGAGTATAATAACAGCAAGTTAATTGCTTTCCATCTTCAAGATGTAGTAAGCCCCTACGAATCCGATGAGCTCCCCAACCCTCAATATTTGCACTGCCGTTAAGTAAGTTATATTTCCTGCACAACATCATCATCCAACTTAATACATATGTTCCTGCATTTTTAGCAATATGATGAAATACGGGTAAATATTCTGGATCTTTAATTATGCTCATTTTTTATGTAAAATGATTGTTTGTGGATATTGTTTCTTTGCACTTTCTATACTTGTGTCTGCATCAATAGGTAAAGAAAAGTTGCTAATAATTGGAGAATCTATTAGGTGATTTTGTGGTTGCAGTGGATCGTGGCAATGCTGGCGACCAAATAATGCACTGTATAATGTATGCATAGCGACATCAAAACTAATAAAACTATTTATTTTATGATTAACATTAAATTCAATAAGTTTTTTAGATTCTTGAATGAAAATTTTAAGAAATGGAATATTACGATATAAAGCTATTCCATTTAAGTGACCCGTCCATTCTTCGTAGATTGGAAGTGTTTGTTTACCTTTGTATGTGCTACCTGCAATTAAGAATTGATTGTTATCGCAATAGTCGATAAGTTTGTCTATCCAGTTATCGGTAACCGGTTGAGAATCAACTTCAATTAAAAGATAATCTCTATAATCTAAATCGTAAAAGCGATCAAAAGATTTATAAAATAAATTATTAGGTCCAGTAGAACCGCCAAGTTTAGGTGTTGATGAGAGACTTGACTCTCGCATAGCTTGTGGAGTGGTAGCATAAAAATCATCCAATCCAGAAAGATTCAATGTAGATATATAAACATTATTTAAGTTCTTGAATTTAGTTAAAAAATCTAAACCAGAATATTCTGATAATTTGCCTTTATTGAAAGTTATTTGTAAGTCAATTTTGTATTGAGAAGAAGCATTGCTTTCAAAGTATTTTCTCAAACATCTCTCTACACTCCCATCGAGATATTCTCTTTGGGTAGACATTAAAAATACTGATAATTTATTTGTATATTTCATTTATTTAAACAATTGCAGTTTATATTATGTTTTGAATTATACTTTTTACACTTATTATATAGTCTTTCTTGTAAATAAAGTGGCCAAAAGAAATAAAAAGCGGCATCATCTTCGTTTCTTAAAGCATTACCCAGTTCTCGAGCATAAAGTTGCTCCCAGTTTCGGTCAACTAGCTTCAGTTTAGTATCTGAGGGTGTTAGTTGTTTGTGGGGCGTATTGCACCCAACCAATAAAAACAAAAACAAAAACCTCACACCATATTATACACTATTAAATTTGATTAATTAATTCCAATGTTCGAGAATACAAGTGAGGTCGTCGGGAACTACCATGAAAACCAAAAACCTTGTTAATATCTTTATTATATTGATTGTCTTCTTCTAGGGAAAATTTAGAAGCTAACTGCTCGGGAGCAAAAGAGAACCCATTGTCGCACAAATAGTTGTAGTGGTCTGTGCAAATAAGCTTATCTTCATTAAAAGAAAAATCTAAATCTAAATTAGAACAGTATTTCATTAACTTTTTACTTCTTAAACTAAATCCTCCATTGCCTACTCGATTTACCTTGCTCCATGGAGCTTCAGGAAATAAAGCACCAATATAATCATAATCTAAAAATCTATCACTCCAAAGGTTTGAATTTAAAATAAACCCATCATGTTGAAAAATTAAGCAATATTCAGCATCAATATGCTCATGCAGTCTTGTTAAGACAAATTTACTGTAATCCGCTACAGAGTGTAATTTCGTAGGTATGTATTGAAGTTTTTTATTCTTTGGTAATTTTTGAATTTCAGGATAACCCGTAAAAATTTTAATAGAATTAAATTCTATGAATTTCGAGCTATGTTCAGCAATTTTAATTAATAGATTTATTCGATCTAAATTTTGACTACCATCGGCAGTAATTAGATCTATCGAACTTAGGTTTATGCCCACTACTTATGCAAGTAATATAAGATATGGGCAGCTAATTCTTCTTCATTTATAATATCTTGAATCTCAGTATCATCAAATTGACACTTCTCAAATAATTTTTGATACGTCATAGAAAGTTCCATCATTTTATCTTGAGGTAACTTTCGATTTTTATAGTAATTTTTATAGACATAATTAAATACATCTTTAAATTTTACTTCACTAAATAATTCATTAGTTTTCATTTAATTATATTTTTCGTAAAAAGGAGCGGTTTGCTGTTGTGTCTTGTTGGATTGTTTGATCACCATGTTTTGACACTCAATTAAAAATAATTGTTTTGAAATAGCTTTGTCTTGAATTTTTATAGTGTCTTCGAGGTATATATTGTGTTCGTGTTGTTTGTTGGTAAACCAAAGTAAAATACAAATAATTAAAAAGAAAATAACATCTGTTGCATTTAATTTCATAATAGCGCTATATCAAAATCTGCATTAACTGCTCCACCATTTCCATCTGCGCCAACAATTTGAAATATTATATCAGTTTTAGGAGGTAATTCTAATGGAAACAATAAAGTTTCTTCATCTGATTGATTTGTTGAACAAGATATAATCTTGCGAGTTCTGAAAACTTTTCCAAATTCGCGTGTTTTAAAATGAATTGTATAATTAATAGCAGCAGAAGAAGTGTTTTGAGCAGAACAGTGAAATTTCATTAAGTAGCCAGTATATTCTGCTGGGATTGTATACAAAGCCATTAATGTTTGATTGTTTTCGGGCATCAGATAAGCATATACATCGCCTTCGCTATTTACTACTGAAATATCTCCAGATAACTCACTAGAGCCGCTATTGTAAGCTCTAAATACCCTTGACCAAGATCCATTAAGAGCTACATTGGTAGTACCATTCAAGTTGATTGTTTGTTGTTTGGAGGAAAAGTTTTCATCTAAACCGACCACTGTAATTTCTTGACCTATATCAGCAGGATCTGCAGACACAATGAATAGGGACTCTCCAATATCATCAGGGAAATTGTAATTTGTTTGAAAATCCCAAGCAGTAACAGGACTTTCTATTGAAACTTGATTTGGAACATTACTATTAGATCCAAATTTATGAATGTTTGATTTAGCCTGACCTAATATAGAATCATAACTATTTACAGACATAGGAGTCCAATAGCTATTACCATTATCCCACACATAATTATAATTTACATTATGATTGCGGCTCGGAGCCTGTTCGATGTGGGAGTTGTAGTTAGGTTCAGCCATAACTATATTTACACTAATTATGCCTTTGCTCTAGATTTTTTTCTTTCTCCACCAAATAAATATTGGATAGACTTATTACCTTGAGTTAGAACCTCTTTATCACAGTCTTCATTTATGCTTATTTTAATATGAGATTTAATTCTTTCATATATATCACGAATAGAATGAGATATTGCTTGATGAGAAACTCCTAACGCTTCACCAAGCTCGTCAAGAGTTTTACCTTGTAGTATAAATGGGAATATATTTTTTTGGCGAGGAGTTAATATTTCGCTGTAATCTAATAACCATTTAATTATGTTTTCATGTTTATCTGAGACATTTAATTGTGAGAAGTTAGGGTCTTCATCACCTATAGTTTGACATACATAGTCAAAGATAGTTTTAGAACCTTCATCAGTCTCAACTATGTTATCATTTTTCTTGTCTTGATACTTCTTTTCTTTATAGGAATGTCCACCTCTAGCAGTCCATTTAATGAAATTGCGACAAAGCATATGAGTAAATTTTTTAAAATCAACATCAGTTGGAAAAACTTTATCAAGCAAACGGTTAATGAAGTAATTATTTACCTCAGAAATTATTTCCTCTACAGACAACTTGTGGTGAGGTTTTCTATGCTTACCTACAATTTTAATCATGTCGTCTTGATAATCAGACAACCATTTCATGTTTTGATATTTATTTTCCATAATTAAGACACTTTTTGACGGTTTTATAGTCCAACTTGAATGTTGAGCGTATTTTATGAATACTAGCACCTTTGGATCTCATCTCTATGACTTGTGGAGCTAATCGAGCTATGCGAGCTTGTGACTTTTTTCGCAAAGTAGCTTTCATTTTAGCTACCCTTACACCTTTATAAACTGAGGAAAGATGGAAGCGAGGGCGGGGTGGAGGGAATTCTTTTGACCAATCAACTTCCACAAATTTTTTTTCCATCAATTTATATAAATATCGAAGTTTAAAACCCATTGACTTCGCAGCTTCAGTACGATTGTTATTGTTTAATGATAGATGTAATTGAATTTTTTCTTTTAAAGCTTCACGTTCTGCTTTGGGCCATTCAATCCACTTTCCCTTCCATAGCATGTAAGGTTTTTCCTCTTTTTTTGCGGTATGAATAGGGCGAATCTTATTACCTTTTTGAAACGCTTTGTTTTTAGCTGGAGGCTTGCCTTTGTTAAATCGATTATTGTAACCTTCTGGGCGGGGCTTATGATGCTTAAATAAGTGATTAGCAAAATTAGGGAAAGATGCAGCCTTAATGCATTGCCAATCTTTAATATTTAATTTCAACCCACCAATATGAGTATCATGGGCAAACATGAATATCTGCAATGATTTTATTTTGTGCGAAGGATTATCTTCTTTAACTTTTTTTATTAAGATTTTTTTAGCTAAATCTGCAGACCTGGCTTTAATAATAGTATGATAATCTAATTCGTTGCCATCTCGGCTATGTTCAGTATAGCCAATTTTCCAATACTGGTCAAATGAGAATTTTGTACGTCGATATTTTAATTGTGAATTATATTTTTTAGGCATAATTCGTTTATTTTAACACGAGAAGATTAAATAGTCAAGCTATTTCCATTTGCAATAATTAGGATCTTCTCTTCTTTTTCGCCTCATGTATTCGCGTTTTTGGATGCGACGTTTTTCCTTATTATCCTCTTCATACTTTTCTCTAGCCTTTTTTATGGCTGCTTCACCCTTTGGGGTTTTTTTATATTTTGATTGTCTATCGTCCACTGTAAGTCAAAGTCTTCTCGGAAATTTTTCTTTACATAACCTGCTCAAATTTCGGTAGAGACTGTATGAGGTGAGATAAGAAAGGAAAGATGTGAGAATCACAACCCTCTAATTTGTCAGAACCAAAAGTAGGCCAATTGATATTATACTTAACGTACTTTTTCATTCTAACAGATTGCTTATGCTCTTCATGATTGGCAGGTTTGATGCCCTCCCTGCAAACAGAAACTAAAGTACCTCCGTTCATATTAATCCATTGAGCTTCATTTTCATACCTCACATCAGTAACAAATACATAATCACCTTCATTTAAATGATGAATAACCCTGGGCTGAACTTTTTCTATCCAACAATTTTGATTTAAATGGCGGCGAATATGAGTGCCGTACGTGACAAGAAGTGGGCGGATCAACTCTTTATCTTGATCTTCCTCAGTAAATGCTGAAATACCAGTATGAGTTGTTAGTAATTCATTTAATTCATTTTTTAATGCATCTGCAAAAGCTATGCGGGCAGAAGAATGTCCTTCTTTAGCTAAAAAATTAGCAGCACGTTGATAAAAAGTATCTTTGCCTGACCGGGCAAAGCCTGTAATTCCAATTAATTTTTTCATATTTTTTATTCTAGTTCTATATCTGATTCAAAATCTTCATTGCCCTCATTGGACAACTCAACTACTTTTTCTTGGAGAGCTCCAATGATAGTGATAGTATTAATGTCATATTCATCTATATATCTATATATAAGGTTCTCTAGATCGAACCTAAAAGAATCCGTTTGTTCGTTGTAGTCTCTGGGGCCAGAGATAAATAAATCATCGTCTTTGGGCATAATATTATTATAATTATTAAAAGTATTTTTTTCTAGTAAATGTATATCGTCCACTGTAATTTAATTTTGCTCCGAAAATTTTTTTCGCTAATACTGTCTTACGACATCTAAAACAGAAGGTTTGAATTTCAAACAAACCGCGCCTCTTCCACCCCACGAATTATTCTCTGGGAGAATTTCTTTGTCGCGAATGTGTTGATTGATTTTACTAAAATTTTGAATAGATATATATTGATTATGGCCAACTAATAAGTGGATATAATAATCATTATCTTTAATAGATTGATATTCTGGATTTTTCCCTCCACGAAGTGTTAATTTTTGACTACGCAAAAAAGAATTATTAGCTTTAATATGTATATCAATCGGTTTAGATCCTGCGACTACTCGAAGGTCGGGTTTGCGAGTAATTAGTCTTCCTGGCTTAGTATAAATCTCGCGTTTATTACTGTCAGAATTAAATTCTGAACTAATTATGTTGATTTTGTAATCTGGGTATAGCTTTGATAACTTTTTAGCATGTAGAGCTTCTTTCAATGTGCCATTAACTTGATCCGCTAAATAAGTGTGAGGAGAACGCTTGTTTCGATTACCTGTACTACCGAATAATCTATTGCAAAGATTTAAAAATCTATCATCAGGCTCCCTGAGTAAAGATATACAAGCAAACCAATCGTAAACCTCAATAGGGGGTCGAGAATTTGGCCCCTCTTTGATGTCTATATTATCTCTAATCCATTCGCAGATATTACAGCCAAATGACTTTTCAAATTCATCTTTAAACGATTGAAAGTTTTCATGCATAAATTTATTCATAATGTAAATTCTAACTGTTTTACTGTTTGTTTAGATGGAGTATTGATGTGTTTTAATTCCGAAAAGATAGCTAATGATACTTTAGGTAAAAATAACTCACCTAAAACCTTGCGTATAAAGCTGGGATGATAGTCATAGCCAAACTTACCACTCTTAAATTTAAATTTAGTGTCGTCTGTAATTTCATGAGCAAAACTATCCAATAAGTCTGGCGGTAATCCACAAACAAGTAATACTTCTCTAATAGTTAAAACTCTAGCGTCAGAAAAAGTACCGTCAGAATTTGATCTTCCTGGATGCACATTATTCTGGCTGGAGATGGATCCATTAGTCATTGTGACAGTAGGAGCAGGCTTATCCCAAGACATCCTCTTATAAGCCGTAGTGAAACCATACACTTCCCGCTTTAAGGAGTGATTTGGAGGTATTTCTGCAAACATTTTTAATTTTCCATCAATACTTTTAGTGGTAATGTTTGCGTTGCCAATATTTCCATCTTTATCTATAATTACGGGCGGATTGGTGTGCCAACCTACATCGCCATTCTTGATTAAATCTTCAATGGTTTCGTTGGATTCATTTTTTATAATTTTAGTAGGGTAATGATCTCCTTTATTGAAGTATGCACTTTTACCAGAAGGAGTATTACTCATCCAGTCTATGTGATGGGGATTATGCTTAGAACTGAAGTGCCATTTAAGGTTAGATGAGGATTGAGCTTCTATACTATCTAAATAACCGATAGAGCTTTCAAGGGTAACAGTTTCATTCTTATCTTTGGGAAATCTCCATTCTCCGTTTTTAGATATTAATGTAATTGAGCGCTTTCTCTCTTGTGGAGTATTGAAATATTTTCCATCAACGACTTGAGTGATACATTTAAAACCTTCGGGAATTACCTCTTCGATATAATCTATGATTTTAATTTGACCATAATCTGGATGATAAATATATGTGTTTGGCATATTGGTTACATTCTCAATCAACATATAATTCGCTTCAACAGCTTTAAATACGTCCATAGCATGCACTATGAGTGTGTTTCTGGGGTCGTTGGACTCTTTGGTAGCATTAGCTAGACTCATGCCTTGACAGGGTGGGGTAGCTAAAACAATATCTATCGGGCCAACTTCTTTGCATGCATTAATTATTTTTGACTGTACGCTATTGTCTCCAATGTCGCCGCAAATAACATTTTGAGCGTCGGGGTAAAGAGTTTTGTAAAAATCAACACGATCCTGCAATAACTCATTAGCAACAACTACATTAAAGTTGTTTTGCTTGAGATAATATTCACCAAAACCCACATTAGAAAATAGAGATAATATATTCATACAAAAAAAAGAGGAGAGACGACCATTATAGTCGACTCTCCCCTTAAAGTCAAGAGTAAATATTACTTACTTACCCTTGGAGCATTGGCCTCCGTCACAATTAAGTTTACCGATCAAAGCTACTACAAGAACCAGAGTCACAAAAGAAGTGAATCCAGCTCCAGCTCCAACAAATCCAGCAAGCAAAGCTTCGAGATTGCCGATGACGTTAACAGGAGCCGCAGCTCCAAATACAGCTTGAACGACAATAAGTAGACCAAGGACACTAAGTAATGTAGCAGCAATACCTTTTACTGCACACGTGATGTTTTCTAATGTTTGTTTCATAATTATAATTAGGGGGTTAAGTTAAAATTGGAAGCTTAAAGCTGTACCAAATACAAATTCACGCTCAATATCATCAGAATCAATAAGATCTACAGACAGGCCAAGGTCAACTCCCGCTCCAATTTGACGAGTCAATCCACCTCCTACAGAATAATAGGTTCTATTGTTAGCTGTAGTTACTTCAGTGTTGCCAACGGAACCACGTACATTCAGAGAGGCAAAGGATAAATCAAACGATTCAGAAAGCGAACCTTCAAATGTATATAAATCTTCGTCTACATTACGAAAAGCAGATAAAGTAGGATTACCGAATACATTTACCGATCCTGATAGTTCAATTTCAGACAAAGCTTCACCAGCAACATCTTCGAAATGATTAAATCCGCCATAGATAGAAAGCAAACCTTCAGTAAAGTCTGTGCCCAAGCCAGCAGCAAAACGATAACTATCGACTCCTTCATCAATAGATTGATTGGTGCAAGCATGAAGCTTCGCATCTAATCCAAGTAATGCAGTTTCTAAATCAACTGCGGCTTGAACAGACTCAAGAGCTTTTTGCTCGCCTCTATAGAAAAAATCAGATGCATATCCAATTTTAGCAGAGTTTCCCGCAAAAGCGGCGTTAGTAAGAAGGCCTAAGGCCATCAATAGTGATGTTAGTTTTAGTTTCATAATAATTTATGGGTTAAAATTTATTTTATTCTCACTTCTTTCCAAGTAACTAGCTTACCTTTCACAAGATCTCTAATGTACCTTTGCTTTTTATTAAGCTGGCTATTACCACTCTTGACCTCAATGAAAGTAATTTCATCATCTCCGAAGGATATATAATCAATCGGTTTACCAAGGAAAGTACAATTTTCGGGGTCAAAATCAAATTGATCTAAGAAGGGCGCTAGTGTTTCTGCTATATGTCCTAGACGAACTTCACTACTTTTCTTTTGAGATGTAACTTTTTTACGGTTTGCAGTCTCTTCGGTTAAGCGTTGTTCTAGATCATTAAGTTCTTTTAAAAGTTTTTGCTCTTTAAAATCAAGTTCAAGTTTGCGTTCTTTTATTGATTCTTGTTCCCTGTTAAAGCTAGATTGTAATTTATCTATAGTTTGCTTGAAGTAGGATTCGCGTTCTTGAAATTGTGAGTAATTTTGGGTTAGTTGATTCCTTAGGTCTGTGTTTTGCTTCTCTAATGAATCGGCGTTAGATTGTTTTTCTTTAAGTTGAAAGTTAAGTTGGTTTTTAAGATTTTCGTTTTCTTTTTGTAATAAGTCTTTATTAGATTGTCGCTCTTTTAATTTAAAAATTGTATAACTTAGGTATATAATAAACCCAAGTAGGGCGATTTCTAATAAAAAATTCAAAACTCACTTTTTTGTGATAGATAAAATGCGGTCATGTCGAAACGATCTCATTTGACCCCTAGCAAAACAGAAGGCTCTGAAGCCTACATTGTCTCTTTTGTCTCGCTTGTTTCCAAAAGAATTATATAAATTAATATTACCTATTTGATAGGTTTTAATTTTATTATGTTCATTCTTGTAGACAATATAATATCTACGACAAAACAAACAATCAAATTTAGATTTAAATCGAGATAGTAAACTTTTAATCTTCACTTAATAAACCTCTCTCTTCACATATAGCAACACTATATCCTACTTTGTAGTGGAATGTTTGAGCAAAATAAACGAGAGCCATAATAACATATGGTTGCCAAGTATAAAACCCTAAGCTGGAAAATAGCAAAAAAGCTACTACTCCAATGGGGCAAAATTTATTTAATGTATAATTTATAATTGAATTTAATTTATTTATATTCATATTGTTCGACTTTTATTTTAGCTTGTTTTAATAATTGAATACCTTCGTCACTTCTATAGAAATCTTTATATACTACGCGAGATATACCTGATTGAATGATTAACTTAGCGCAGCCTAAGCATGGAGAGATGGTGATATACATTGTTGCTCCAACACTAGACTGTGTTGATTTAGCAAGCTTTGTAATAGCGTTACTCTCTGCATGTAAGACTTCATCTTTAGTTTTAAGATTACTATCATACTCGATTTCGCAAACATTGTCAAACCCTTTCGGTGTTCCGTTATATCCGTCCGATATAATTGCACCATCTTTAACGATAATACAACCAACTTTCTTACGTTTAGCGTAAGATAATTTAGACCATGTTTTACAAATGTCAAGATATGCTTCATCTAATTTAGATTGTGAAGCCATTATACGACAAAAAAACTAAACTGTCAAGAATTAATTTATAGAATCTGGATCCTCTGTTTCCATGATTACCACTTTTTTGGCATCAGGATCTGAGAAATTTTTCAAAGAAGCTATTAATCCTTGAGCATGACTTTGAGCTTCACTAATAGTCCAATAGTTTTTAGGCCAAGCTCGGCGCCCATTTCTAGTAACAACATAAAATGTTGGCTTACTTTCTTTTCCAATTAATTGATTCATAATTTTTATCGTATTTATTTTTGGAGAAAGGACGAGTTTTATCTCCTTTTCCGTTTTGATTAGTTTTTTTAATAGAGCAATTACCTGTTTGACATTTAGGCTTTCGCTTTACTGATGATGCCATATCGATTTATTTAGTTTTATTTGTTTTAGTTTATAGTACCAATAAAATGGGAGAGCTAAAGAGTAGCCCATTGATAAGATTATAATAAGAGAGCCCGAAAAAGTCCAGAAATTTGTAAAAATTATTTTGAGTGCTTCTGCCATACTTGATGGTTTGGGATATTTAGCAAATCTTTAACTTTGATTTGCGTAATAGTTTCAAGAGTATCTTTTCTTCTAAATAACCTATACTTAGAGTTCCAAGGTTTATCAACATAAGGCAAGTCCCACCTTACTATCTGTGATTCATTCAAGAACTTTATCAAACCTTTCCTTGGAATAAAAATAAATTCTTTAGAGGTTTCAAAAATAACAAAATCAGACATACCATAAAGCCATCCTTTTCCTCCTTTAGAGTTTTCATATTCTATATATACCCAGTGGTTTGCATTTTTACCATTTTTTTTCTTTAGATCTATGCGAACTTCGCTAGATTGACCACCTTTTTGACCTTCAAGTAAGAAGTCTACATTACCTTTTCGCTCGGAAAAGCTAGGCTTTTTGACTTTATATCCTTTTGACTCAGCGATTTCGATAAAAAGTTTTTTATAACTTTTAGTTTGTTTTTTCTCTGCCATAAATTTTAAGAATCATACAAAGCATTAAATGCTCGAGATGCATCTTGAGATTTTTTATACTTGTTTTTTGTAATGGTAACAATTACTTCTTCGGTCACCTTGTCCTCATCCTCAGGCATTGTGTACTTAATAATAGCTTTATCTCTTTTGCGCACATCGCACTCCCATTTAATATTGTAATTGAAATCTGGGATAGGACCAGAAAGATACTCTGCGGAAACATTAGAGCCTTCCTTATCTTTTTCTGACCACAAAAACACAGGAACAACACCCATCCAAGTCTCATGAAATGCCCCAATATTTACGATAGGTTCAACAATCTCAGATCCAAAAGAGCCAGGATTTCTTTCGTCAGCTATGTTATAATAACTCAAGACCATGCCATTTCCAAATTTTTCATATAGATAAACATGAAAATATTTAAATAAATTAACAGGATTCCAGAAACCTTTTTCTTCGTTTTGAATTACAATTCTTTTTTGAGTTTCTTTATTTAACTTTTTAAAGTTATCATGAAAAGATTTAACTAAGCTGACAGCTGATTCATGACTTGTTGATTTTGGTTCAGAAAAAGGCTTAATTATTATGGGGTTGGAAGCATTAGAGGGGAAGCCTGCAGTCTCAAAAAACCAACTGTGAAAGTTTAATTCTTGAATAGCTCTATTTAAATTGACTTCATCTTCAGTAACTAAACTGTTGGACGAATCGGGATAAACAGACAATGTAATGTTGTTTTGCCTAGCAATTACCCCAATAGATCTAATTTTGTTAAGGATGTTTGAATGATTTGGTAGCGAATCTATACTTAAGTTTAAACCATTGGAAAAGTCGCAAATCAAACTAAAGATCGAAGAGCTAATTCTATAATGAGTTATACCAACTTTAGGCAAAAACTCGATTATATTCTCAGTTAAGTTTAAATTATGTATAATTCTATTTGAAAGCTCTAGTAAGGCAGCTTCATCTCCTTGACTTTCTTTAATTCCAGAAAAAGTTTTTTGAGCGATACCTGAGAAGGTGTAGGAACCATCTTTTTGCTGCTCTTTTAGGAGTTCGGATAAACTAATTAGACCATACAGTACATTCATGTTAATGTAATTACACTAAACTATCTGGGATCTCTTCTTTTTTTGGAGATTCTTGTATATCTTTTTCATTTGACTTAATTTCTGCAGAGCTTGAATCAGAGGATTCTGCATCTTTAGATACATAGAGAACATAGTCTGGCTTCTTGTCGTTATCTTTGTAGCGATTTGGAAACATAACTACCTTCATTTTCTTCTTAACTCCAAGCTCATCGACTTCGATGCTACCTGAGAGATATTTACCTTTAGCACTATCCCTAGTCCAAAAGGCTCCAATTTCGCGTTGTGACCAATCTGATTTTGTGTTTTGTTCTTCTAACATAATGTGTATATGATTTTATGGTTGTAATATATGATTCGACGTTAACTGAGCCACCTAGCTCAATTCATTGTTTTAGAGATGTAACTTTATTTGTTAAAGTTTTTTGTGGGAAAGATAATATTTTAATGTGCCCGAAGGGAACAAAAAGTAGTTATTGGAAATGGATAAAAAAATATGGAGCACATGATTTTGTTGAGCAATTAATAACGAAAGGGGAGGATCAGGATGGGCTTTTAGTTGGGAGTTTTGGAGATATTTCTTGCGATGTATTGAATGAATATAACTATGGTGAAATTTTAAATTCGATAAAAAGTAGATTATCGATTTGATTGTAAATGATTTAAATAAACATAAACAACCATACAATAAAAAATAAACAAATAAGTATCTAGCATGCTATCTAAACTTTGGTTGTAATAATCTCCACCTATCAGAATCTATCGGTTTACTGCCATTGTCTATAGCATACAACATTTCTATGATTTCGTCAAGAGAATTATAAATATATTTATGTGGAAGCATCCCCAGCATCCATAGTGGGGTTTTTGATTTACCACCTTCCATACTAATAAAGATAGGTTTTTTCATGCGCACAGCAGTAACAATCTCTTCTGCACTACCCCAACTAGCAACATCTGGAACTAAATGAGCGATAATAAAATCTGAGCGATCAACTAAATTAAGATCGTAAGCTCGAACCGTTTTCATTCTATCAGTCACTCGATCATATTGCTTAGTCTTCATCCAAGTTTCCATTTCTTTACGAGAAGCTTCATCTTCTTCTACGTCTTTAATAAAAGGCTTCTTGTAAGGGTCAAAACATAGAATATCTAGAGGCTCTAGCTTTTCAGTAACTTCTTCGCGCCAATTTCGGCCACTAAGATACTGCATGTGACCAACGAGATAAGTTTTAGTTTTATACAGAAGATTCATATTCTGAATATATTAACAGAAATGAGATTGAATGTCAACAAAAAAATGGCGGAGAAGACAGGATTTGAACCTGCGGAGGAATTAACTCCCTCAACGCTTTAGCAAAGCGCCGCCTTAAACCACTCAGCCACTTCTCCTTTTTTATTTAAATGGTGGACGTGGCGGGAGTTGAACCCGCGTCTTTAAATCTTCAAGAGATACACATCTACAAGTTTAGTCGATTTTTTTTATAGTTATGATATCGACATCCAACTAAACATTTCAATTATTCACTCAAACTTGAGGCCCCCGAATACTCAGTGGTACAGTTTATAAAACGGATAAACTTTTATCTGTTTTGCAGATAGATGACCCCGCAATCCTTTTATCTGCGTCAAAGGTTACGAGGTAGCAGAGATTAGGCTGCTAGAGCAAGCTGACGCTTCTTAAAAGCGAAAGCTTTAACACGTGACTTATTGCCATGTAGTTTTTTGTGCCTTTTGAAGGAGCCAGGCACAACTCCTACTTGCAGTATACTGATTCAATTTAAATCAAATCCAGAACACGCCCATAAATTTATCAAAGAACTTGTATAGTATACAGTAAAAAACAAAAAAAAGTAAAGAAAAAAAATTATAAAGGATGTCCCCATGCTAATATTTTAGGTCTTTCAGGAAAAAAACTTTCCCCATAAATATAAAACCCTTCATCAGTAGGAGTTGACTCTGGGTCGGTATAATCTAAAGAGAAGGTTAGCTCTACAGTTTTAGCTTGACTATCTACGGAACTTTGGAAAGATTCTGTATCAAGTATAGCTTTTTTGAAATAAAAAGATAAGTGAGCATCTCTTTGATGTAAATTTCCGTCACATAAATCTAAGTTACAGATGTCATGTAATGATATAACAACGTTATGAAAATCTTTTTTACATAAATGATCAACTAAATTAGCCTCTTTTAATTCCGATAGATTAGCTACACACTTGACTTCTATTTTATTAGGAAACTGATACACTCTATTATATTCGTAAAAACTCCCTAATCTATTAATACGAATAGTGGGTAGTGGCACATTGAAGGTAAAACCTTGAATGTGAGCAGCTTTAATATTCTTTTTATTTTCTGACGATGTAGTTTCTGAAAGTAAACCAGAGTCATCTAGGGATATTTTAATACCAGCAGGCGAAACTCCAGGAGAATTGTTATGAAATAAAACTTCGTTAAACTGATTACCTATACCTGGGTAACTAAAACTATCAAAAGTGTCGGGTAGACTAAATTTGTAAGGGGAACAAGCAGATTGATTAGCTAAGTCAAGTGAAGGTAGGGGTAAATTTTCTACCCCTGAATCATGAGTACTAATATTAAAACCTTCATAAGATAATCTAGCTCTGGGCATAGATCCAACTTCTGCAGTAAAGGCATATTGAGTTAAAAAAGCATTGCCTATACCAACAACCGAAACAGCAGGATTACTTTGGGATAAATCTGACCCTATAATATCGTGCCCATCAGGACCTATGGCTATAAATATATTTTGACCAAATGGAATATTAGCTGAAAGAAAGTCATACAAGGCTAAAGTTACACCATCAACCTTGAGTCCAGAAACTAATTCATTGTATCCATCAGCAAAAAGATATTCAAAATTAATATAAACATCTGGCGTTCCAATAGGTACTGAACTAACTTTACCTGCTTGACCATACTGATTTACGTCCACATTGTTAACTTTAAATCCATAATCTAAGGATTGTATTCTATGTAATTGACGAACAGAATTACCATCGACTGTAGACCAATGTAGGTTGCGCCTGAGGCCGCCAGAATCGAAAGACGAACCATCATTAAAGTGGGGCTCAGTAGCCTGGGGGCTTATATAAACGAATTGATTTTGATAATTAATTCTATGATGTTTAGTTTTATAACTCATGACATAAAAAATTACCTTTTGAAAATGAAACTTTTATGTTAGTAACATTTTTATTTATTAAAAATTTAGCTATTTCAACTTCAACTTCATTTTGTATAATTCTCCTAATAGGTCTACCACCTAAATTCTCTGAAATAGTTTTATCTAAAATTGCCAGCTTTAATGAATTTAGAAATTTTGATTTGATTCCTTTTTTAGAGAGTTTATTGCTTACTTTTTTTAATTCTATATTAATAATCTTTTTAAGATCTGAATCTTTAAAGTTGTTAAACAAAACAATACCATCAAACCTATTAACTAGCTCTGGACTTAATTTACGCTTAGCTTCTTCAAACACTTTATCTTTATGAGTTGATTCAGTATTCATAAAACCTACAGAACCTTTTTTATCAATAATGTCCGCACCTAAATTACTTGTTAATATAATGATCGTATTTTTGAATGAAGTTTCTTCTCCAGTATTGTCAGTTAATCTACCTTCTTCTAAGATTTGAAGCAAGGATTGCAAGACTACTGGATGAGCTTTTTCAATTTCATCAAACAATAAAACGGAATGAGGGTCCTTTTTAATCTTCTCAGTAAGTATGCCTCCATTTTCATAACCAACATAACCTGGGGAGGAGCCTGAGAACTTATTGACTGAAACTGAATCACTAAATTCAGACATATCAAAATAAATTAATTTCTTATGAGAACCAAAATAATGATTAGCTAAAGATTTAGCTGTCAATGTTTTACCAACTCCAGTCTTTCCTAAAAATAAAAAACTACCTATAGGCCTGAATTCATCAGACAAGCCACAATGAGTTTTAAATAGTGAATTAACTATCTTTTCTACAGCTTGTTCTTGACCAATAACATCTTTAGACATTCGATTGGACAATTTTAAAATTTTGTTAGAATAGGTTTCATTCAGAGATTCAATAGGTATGTCTAATTGTTTAGAAATTACGCGACGTACATCTATAGGTTGAACTTTAGCAATTTTTTTTAACTTCTTTTTACTCCAAGAATCCATGATGGTTTTATATTGTTCATATATAGAGTTTTTGGTATGCGAGTCGATGTTTTCAGTAGTTAAAGATTTTTCTATCTGTTTGGCCATTTGAGGCTTTTTATAGAATTTAATTTTTACATTAGATCCAGCCTGATCTAGTAAATCTATAGCTTTATCTGGTAATTTTTTGTTGTGAATAAACTTATTAGAAAGATGAATAGATTCTTTAATGGACTCTAGGGAGTAGTTTATATTGTGAAAAGAAGAATAACTTGGTATTAAGTTGCCAATAATTTCTAGAGTTTCAGACTCTGTTGGCTCTTTTACATGAATAAAGTGGAATCTACGCTTTAAGGCTGCATCTTTACCAAAACTTTTTCTATATTCTTCGTGAGTTGTCGATCCGATGCATGTTATTTCTCCCCTGGAAATGTAAGGCTTTAGTATATTGGCTGCATCTAAAGCTCCTTCTGAGTTTCCTGCCCCAACGATAGTGTGGATTTCATCGATAAATAAAATAATATGCTTGTGCTGGGTAACTTCATCGATAAAAAATTTAAGCCTCTCTTCGAATTGACCTCTATATTTTGTGCCTGCAACCATTGAATTTAAATCCATAGAGATAATAGTCTTATTAATGAGGTAGTCGTTAGAGTCTAAATTCACAATTCGTTTAGCTAAACCTTCCACTAAGGCAGTTTTACCAACACCAGCATCACCAACTAAAACTGCGCAAGATTTATTCTTTCTACACAAAGTAGATTCGAGTTCGTGAATGTAATTTTGATTAGGGAATACAAAATCAAATTTACCTGACTTAGCTAAAGTATTAAAATTTACTCCATAAGATTCAAGAGTAGTTTGATTGCCATTACTTGACTTGGGTGAGGCCGGGATACTGGAATCTTCAGTGTTAAAAATAGGGCTATGCACTATATCTTCATCTAGCAAGCTATTTAGCAGATCTTCCATCGCCAATATATCTATATCAGCCTCAATAAAATAATCAATTGCATTAGAATTTAAATCATTAATTAATGCTGAAAAGATATGCTCGACACTTATATAGTTATGCTGCTTAGAATTTGATAGGGAGATTGAATAATCAAGGCAAGATTTTACTTCGCTAGAGAATACAATATCATCAATTAAATTACTATCCTTAACTTCAATAAACTTAAAGTATTTATGAAGCGAATCTTCTAGCTTAGTAAATTGAGTATTGAGATGCAATTCTAGAAAAGGGACTACAAAACTATCAGCCTTAATTAAAGAGAATAGAATATGCTCTATATGAACGGCTTCATGATTAAATTTTCTAGCTAATTTTTTAGCTAAGCTTAATATCTCTTGTGTTCGAGGAGTAAAATTTGCTCGCATATAATATATTACACACTATTTTAAGTCAGCTAACTTCATGCAGATTTTTTCATCCACAATGGAAAGGCTATCTATAAACAAAATATCTTCAGCCTTTCTACCTACAATAATAACTATGTTGTCTTTGTCTGGAACTTTCCCACCAGACTCTATGTATTCCGTGCAGGTCATTTGCCTTCTAGTGTCAACCATTATTCCTGGAATTGTACCCATTTCGTCTGATAATAAGATTTTAATATATTTATTACCATTAGCACTAGTACTCCTAAAAGAGTCTTCTACTACACCTATAAATTTACCCCTGTCATTAGCTAACATAGAATTATAGCTCAAGGAGTCATTTAATTCTACAGCATCACTTTTAAATACATCTTTTAATCTAGATGAATAACTGTAACCTAATAATTTTTTTTCAAAATACCAATTAGCAAAGCTTTCATACTGAACATTTTGCTCATAGATAGCTTTATATTTATCATATTTCTTTTTAAAAGTAATGAATCTAGACTCCTTCATTAGGGGTCTGTTGTCGTCAGCTAATAAACTATCTTTTTTCGCTGCATGTATAGATTCAAGAATGTCGTAACTATACTTTGGACCAAGAGATATAAAATTCCTTTTTTCTCTATCTGTTAATAAATTAAAAGCTTGAGCTTCAAGAACTAATCTTGGACGACTAAGAGTTTCATCTTCACTAAGAGCTCCTGCCTGAATTAATGCAGACATAACTCCGATATTTAGACCTGCTTGCTTAGCGGATAAAAATACATCATACTTATTAGAGTTATCTGTATCCCTAAAATCCTCTAAAGCTTTTAAGCTTTTTTCACTAATACCCTTGATGCTATTTAAGCCGAATCTAATATTGTTTTTATCAATAGTAAAATTAAATTTAGACTTAATTAAGTTTGGTTGAAGTAAATTAATATCAAAGTACTGTAATTCTCTACTAATTTTAGCAATCTCTTCTTGAGCATTAGGTTCAAATTGAGACATCTTAAGTAAACTTAAAAAGAATTGTTTGGGGTGCTTGAATTTTAAGTAAGTAGTCCAAGCTGCAAGAGTAGCGTAAGATATAGAGTGAGACTTATTGAATGAGTAATTAGCACTATCTTCTGCAACCTTCCATAATACATCAGACACTTCCACGGGTAAATTGTTGTCTTGAACTTTTTGTTTGATTTTTTCTTGCCATTCTGGCATTAGCTCTACCTTCTTCTTTCCGACTATTCGACGAAGTTGTTCTGACTCATCCAATGTAAAGCCTACCTTTACAGCCATTTTCATTAACTGCTCCTGATAAAGAGGAATGCCGCCAGTATAATCTAGGACATCATCAAAAAACTCGTGAACACTTTGAAATCGATCAGTAGCCACATAGTCGGAGTAGCTATCCGCAAACTCAAGAGCTCCTGGCCTAGCAATAGCTACAACAGCACTTAACTGCTCCATGTTTTTGGGTTTGATTTTTTGACAGATTCTGAAGTTAGTGTCAGCCTCAATCTGAAATAAGCCATGGGGATTTTGTAGGTCAGTTAAAGGCTCAAAAACTGCTGGATCATTTAAATCAATATCATAAACATCGATATCTAAATCATTGCAGACATCATAGATAACACTTAAAGTGCGGAGACCAAGAATATCAAACTTAACCATTAACTCAGCAACCCAATTCATATCATAACCGGTCACATAAGAGCCGTCGTTAGTTTTTTGAATAGGACATATATCTGATATTTTCTGATGAGAAATTGCTATACCTGAAGGGTGGACTCCTGTATTTTTGTTTAACCCCTCCAGCTGTTTTGCTATTTTAAAAACTCTTGGATTATCTTTAACCCAAGAAGCAAAGCGTTGACTCTCTTCTTCAGCAATTCTTAAGGGGGCTACCTTACCAAATTTTTTGGGTATGTAACTACTAACATCATTAACTTCTTGCTCAGAATACTCTCCAACTATTTTACCACATTCTTTAACACACAGTTTACCACTTAAAGTGTTTAATGTCAAAATGTTTGCGGTTCTAGCAGGATGTTTTTGCTCAATATAATCTATAACTTTTTGACGATGTTCATAGGCGATGTCATTATCTACATCAGCTAATAAGCTACCGTCTAAATATGTGGTTCCATCTTTTTCTATTTTTCTAGCCCTACTTTTAGAGACGAAACGCTCAAAGAAAAGATCATACCTTATGGGATCAACCTTAGTAACATCAATTAAAAATAAAACTAATGAGCCCGCAGCTGAACCTCGGCCTGGACCAGTGGGAATATCGTTCTCATGGCAGAAATTTAAAATATCCCAATTCAAAAGAATGTAATCAATAAAACCAAGATCTTGAAGGATTTCTAATTCCATCTTGGTTCTAGAGTAGTATTCATCTTTATTATCTAGTTTGTCAATGCCCTTAGCTTTAACTCCTTGCATGCATAAAGCTCGCAGGAAATCATAATTAGAACTACTAGGGTCTATATCTAAGTCAGAATAGTACTTTGGGTTTACATCAATTTCAGGAAGTAGGACTCCTGGAGGAGCATAATTTTTATACTTCGTGAATTTACTTAAAAATAAATCAGACATTATATATTCACCTCCCATAACATTTTCTTAAATACTTCGTAGTTCTGCTCAATATCATACATAGCATCATGCAATCGGCTCTCGTCAATTTTAATATCATAATGTTTACATAAATCAATTAATTTCTTTTTAGATTTTCTATCAACCATATTATTTAATCTATATTGCCAATTGAAGAAGTCATCGTCTTTATTAAATTTAATATCATTTTTTATAGCTTTAGCTAAGCAAAGGGTATCGATGGACCTATTGATGTAGCTATAGTCTGGTTTTTTATGAACGCACTTTCTATATATACCATGAATGTATATGTCGAATCCTAGTATATTGTGACCTACATTAATGTAAGATTCATCATACAAGTATTTCTCGAAGTCATGTAAGATTGGTTCAGCTAGTTGAGCTTTCTTATCGTACTCAGACTTTGTCCAGCCAGTCATCTTAGCGGCTGCGTCTGACATCTTTAAGTTAGACCAGTGTATCCAGCAGTCTTTTTTCTCTACGATCTTACCCTCGTTGATTACCATGTAACCAAGTTGCCAAGGTTTATTATCTAGAGAACCTAAATTTAGACAACAAGTTTCAAAGTCAAAAAACAAATAGTTTTGCTTTTTATTGAACCTAAGTAGATCTTCTTTCATTGTAATTATTGCTTATTAAAAAACTCTTCAACTTCAGATAAGAATTTAGATTTTTCTTTGTCGGAAAGAGCGGTGTATTGCTTTTTAATTTGACGCAAAACTCTTTTCTGTTCTGGAGTGTCTTGGTAGGACATTGCTTTTTTAATTCTTAGTAATTGCTTCTTGTTCATATTTTGTTTCTAAATAACTTTCATAAGAGAATTCTGGACTAGATAAATGATCAAAATTTGGTACAGATAAAGTTCTTTGTTTTCCGTTCCTCTTTGCACATATACATTTATATGTTTGATACGCTTCGAAATCTTCTTTTTTGTTATAGTAAATTGATTTTGATTCGCTATAATTGTACTTGAAATTTTCACAATAGTCAATAACTTTCGACCTTATTTGCTGATCAAAGGGTAAGTAGTTATTTTCTAAAAAGAAATGAGGGTCACAAAACGAAAAATCAGGAATACAACTACAGAAATGCATACTATTCATAAATATGAATGAATCATAAAAGGGTATAGCCATTTGCAAATCTTCATTAGACCACATTTCTTTAAGGCTAGGGATGTCTATAACTCCATTATTATTACAGAATGCATGAGAATATATTTTATTTAATAATGAACAGCCAGCATCATTCTTAGCGAAAATTATCAATTTATGACAACAATGATTAGTTGGGGAGTCAGAGTCAGCAGAAACCTCTAGATGCGAACAGGATATCCTTAATCCAAAAATTAAATGTTTACCCATAGACTCAGCTGTTTTTTGTGCTTGCAGGAAGCCCACTAAAGAGTCTTCAACTAATGTGATTGAGTCTTCGTTTTCCGCTATAGAGAAAACGCTCTGTGGGCCATCCTCTTGAACCTTAGACGGATGACTCAAAGTTAAAATAGATTTACCTATTGAATAGTGACTTTTGAACAGTGCTATCATTCAATCATGATAGCAAGAAAACACATTTAAGTCAAGCTATATCTTGTATTTTTCGATAAATGATTCAGCGGGCTTTCCGTCAGCTAAATGAATTTCAAGATCTAGTAAAATTTTATTCCTCAATTCAAGCACATCCTTCGATTCGGATGAACCTTGGGACTCTTTGAATGTTGCGGAAGCAGCTACAACCAAAAGAATAGCTAATGGATCAAAAACAAAAATAAGAATTAAAATAACCATCCTAACCGCAGATTCAGAGTTTACTTCTGGACCCCCAAAATCAGAAACGAGCTCAGCTATATATTTAATTGGGCCGATTTCCGCCTCTAACTCTTTGAGCTTGGATTCTATTTTACTTTTGTCTAAATTAATTAATAAATAATCTTCTTCTAAGTTTTCTAGATTAGGAAATATCTCGCTTTCCAACTTAACTCTATAAGCTTCTAGCCTATTCTGTATATCTTGTTTCGATTTCTCTATGGAGGCGCGCTCATCTGCTTGATTCTCTCTCTCTTTTTTAATGTTGCTGGATGTAGAAAATCCACCTTTCTCTCTAATGTGAGTAATCATAGAGTCTAAATCTTTGAGCCTATCATTTAAACGCTGTAATGAAGTATAGTCATCAGATTTAAGCTGTTCGTTAGTTTTCTTTTGGGATTCTAGAGATATCTTTTTAGTGTCAATAGACTCTAGCTTTTTATCTAACATAGATATTTGAGAGCCGTACTGAGATGCACCAGCTTCTTGTTCTATGTGAGACTTACTCAAGAATCCAAATATACCCATACTTGTAATCCCAGATAAAACTAAAACAGCAATTGCTAAATAATATTTAATTAAACGACCAGCTGTTTTCCAATTTCTATGAAGCCAGACAGCAGTAACTAACTTGCCAATTTCGAGAGTACTACCCATTATTACGATAGACCAAAATACACCTGGAAAGATAGTTGTTAAGCCTATAATGCTAAAATAAGCTGCTACAGCAGCTAACGATAAAGAAGAAAGAGCAATTACTATTGGAAAAACCATAATAATGGTTACACTAATTTAACCAAATAAGTCTACATGCTCTGACTCTGATGGCTTCCAGTAAGGACAACCTTCATACTCCATTCGGTCAATCGATTGACCTTCTTTCTTAACTTTCTCTAAACTATTTAAGTCATCGATAAAACAAGTTTTTAAGACTTTACCAGAACTATCCTTAAGTGCATAATAAGGAAAAGGTTTTCTAAAAGAACATATAAAGGCTGGAATGGGATTGCCATTTTTATCAAGAACAGGTTGACCTCTACTCACCTTAAATCCATCCTTACCACAAGCTAAAGGCCCTCCAAATGTACCATCAGAAGGGTAAGATTGAGCTCCAGCAAAATTAGAATGAGCTTGCTCTTCATCAAAATTGTCAATGACTTTTTGAATCTCAGTTAGTTCGTATTGAAACCCATACAACTCGGAGTCAGAGAGCGGTTCCATCCTGAGGACTCCATTGCCAGTTTTTTTAAACAAATCTTTACTTAAATCAAATTTCAAAAATAAAAATTCACTTTCTCTTTTTTTATAATTAGGGTATAAATGCTTAACAGCTAGAGAATACATTAAGTCCTGCAAGTTGTCAGTAATTTCTTTACCCTTAAATACTTGCTTACTACTCTTAAAATCTCTAATTAAAGCGTAGGATGTTTCTTCATATAGAAATAACTTATCAATGAAACCTTTTATGCGATAAGAAAAATCTTCATTTTCTACTTCGATATCAAAAGACTCTTCTGATATAGCTTTGGTGGGCTCATTATCATCACCGCCAAAAAAATCATAATGTAAACCATTAACGGTCATGGAGTCAATTAACTCTAAGTTTTCATCGTCATCAACATTTAATTTTCTAGCATAATAAAGAGTCAATCGCTCTATAGGAGGGCATTTAAAAATAGATCCGTGCTTGATTATGGACTCGTAATGTTTCTTGTGTCTTGGGTTACCCAGTAATTCAAAAATTAAGTGGCAGATCCAACCACGACTAGCACCATCATTAGATGTGTCGGGCAGCTTTAATTTATAATTGCCCCAGTATTTCCATGAGCACATTTGTAGAGTTTTAATTCTACTTGCAGATAACGCTGATTCATGCTTCTTCATATAATAATGTTAAGTTCTTTTTTAAGGTTTTAGGTATATCCCTCTTGTTGTCTAGTTTTTTAGCGAAAGAAATAATTTTAGGGATTTGATCTGTTTCATTAATTAATTTAAGTTTTTCTCTCCATTTAATAAAATCAACTTCCCCCATATCACCAAAGTCATTTTGTGTAGGTAAGCAGATTTTGATTTGAGAGGAATCATAATAATTTAGTAGTTTCAAATAATTTTTAACACATGCATTCATGCCTCTATTATCTTCTTTGTTGGAGTCGTTGTTGAAGGAAAGAATAACTCGCTTGAAGTTAAACTGAATTAAAGAGCAAAGAAGCTTGGACGATATATCTAAACCGAAAGAAACTAATACATTAGTTATTCCGTTTTCTATACAACTTAACGCATCACCAATGCTCTCAACTATAAGAACATAATCTTTATTTACATTATCAAAAAATACTCCATCTTCAGTTGGAACATAAGCGGGGTAAACCCAAGATTTCTTTTTGCCCATATGTTTCCATTTAGGGCGACCCTCTTTGTTCGACATATCCCTGCCAGAAAACCCATGAATTTGTTTGTACTCATTATAGATAGGAAAGACAAACCTCTGATACATTTGAGACCTAGTAGCTAAACCACCCTTCAATTGAATTAAGGTATCATCGGATATACCCCTGCCGTTGTAAAACTTATAATGAGGCAAGAGTTTATCAAGTATACTGTCTGGATAAACTTCTTCAACTTGGAGCTTTTCAATTGTGTTTCTTGCTCTCTCCGTCAGGAAGAAAGTTTCTTCCTTGTTTAAATATTTTTTAAGCTCTGTAGGGTCATTAGTATTAAGGGTTAAAACTAATAACTGCTTAAATGGCATGAACGGTGTATTCTGAACATAGTCCTTCCAAGCTCCAGTATCCTTATATATTTGCAAGGCTGTTGAGTTGTCTCCACCTCTATATAGAGCTGCACACTGCCAATAAGAACCTTTATCATTAAGTTTGTAACCTAACTGCTCGAGTATATCTCGAATTTTATCAGAACTTATCATATATCTGGCAACTCATCAGGGTTATTGTTGAGGCTCACATCCGCTTCAGCCATTTGAGTGCGCACTAAATCTACAGTATCTCCAACTTCAGTAATATTAAAGTTATCAAAATTTAAATAAATAGAATTCTTAACCATTGTTACATCATCCGAAAGTCGAACGGGCTGCAAAGCTCTCATGTAATTTGAACCCAAATGCCTATGCTTGAAACAAGAAAGTTTATGTGTTCCGAAATTAGGGCTATCCGCCATTTCATCTTGAGATTTTTGCCTAAGACTAAATAGGTGAGAACTAAATTGTGTGATTCTATCAGAAAGAGATACAACACTTTCGTCTTCTACTATATTTTCTGCCCTACGATTATTGGTAATACCAGAACGATTACTTTGAACACTAGTCATCATAGCTACCATTGGGTTGCCTTCAAATAAAATATCTCGTTGAACTAATTTTTTAAATTTATCAACCATTTCACCAACCACTTGCCATTCGCTTTTATTGTTTGAGTTTTCAGATGTAGTTTTGATGTAGTCAAAATTAAAGATCATTTCATTACCTCTACCAACCTTGCTGTAGTAAAAACGTTTAACTAAATTTACCATTTGATCAACATTCATTCCTGATACATTAAAATAATGTAATTTGTAAGATTTTATTTTAGGCCAGACAGATCTGACCCTATTAACCATTTCTTCGCCGCCTCTACGCCATTTTCCAGTCTCAATAAAATGAAGAGGCACGCCAGACATTGAGGCACATAAACGCATCCTAAGTTCTTCCTGACTCATCTCTCCATTATCAAAGTGCAAGATGGGTGTAAAATTATTTAATTCGGAGGTTTTAAGACAAAAATCTAAACAAAACTGAGTTTTACCAACTCCAGATCTAGCTGTAATTGTGGTGATATTTCCTGGCCTAAGTAGGGATCCATATAATTCGTGAAGCCTTTCATGTGGACCAGTTAAACCAAACTCCTCAATAGGATTATTTCCCCTATCTTCAACATAATCCTCCATTTCACTAAATAAATCTTCAGGAACATTTGAGCCGTTATCATAAAGGGATATAGTGCTATTATAAATTTTATCAGCATCCTCTATTAATTGACTAAATGAATCTTCAGAGGAAGCATTCTGCATTCTCTTTATTATTTTAGAGCCACACCCAGCTACCTTACGCCTAGCAGAGTATTTCTTTAAGTCTTTAGCTAAACCAATAACGGTATTGGAATTAGTCTTCCTTAAAGAAAGGGCTTGGATGTAGTCACCTATATTTATATCATCCTCAAAAGATAAATTAAGAGATAACGCTCTTTCCGTAAGCATTACATAATCAATTTGATCACCGCCCTCTATGGACCTTTTAAGAATTGAGAAAATTGTTTTATTAACTTGAGAAGACTCACTATAAAAATCATCCTCGCAGATATAGGAAGATATTTCTACAAAAGAGTCTGGGTGATTAATAAGTGTTGCAAGAAACTGCTGTTCCTCTTTAAAAGAATACATTGCCATAATTAAACCTTAGTATAAACTAAGAAATTATAAAAGTCAAGTTTTATTCTTGATCCCCATTAATATCAAATGGAGCATCTACATTTTCAATTTCAATTAAATACTTTTCTAAAGCCTTGCGAATTCCCATTTCTATAATTTGACTACCAGCCCTGCAAAAAATCATTGGCGCACCATCTTGATCCGTGTAGGCTATTAAGAAACCTTTGGATCCATCGCTACTACCTCCTGTAAACTCGTATAATTTTTCTAAAAGGCTTTGAGGTATCTGAAAAGCTGGTAAGTTTTCTGGATCTATTTGACTCATTCAATATATATTACACTATTCACAAGAGAATATCTAGCTTTTTAAAAAAATCTTTAGATAATTTATCTTTTTCATATATTTCTACCAACTTTATATTATTAAGCTCGCAAAAATCATGCTTTTGGTGATCTCGTTTAAGTTGCATTAAATAGTTGTTTTTGTAATTACCATGAAAAAAGGGTACATATTTTGTATGTTGTCCACCTTGAACTTCTATTGCAATTTTTTCATTGGCGTTATAAAAATCCAATGTCATACGGGTACCAGCAATTGGGAACTCTTCAAAAACTACATGTCTAGACCAATATTCATGCAAGAAATCTTTAACCGACTTCTGAAATTTACTGCGACTTCCGGCGTCCCAATCGATAGCATATTTAGTGACACCAATAATTTTACGAGTGGAGCCAGTTAAGGTTTTAAATTTCAACCTTCGATTCTATCTTCGGGTTTGTAATGTTTGAATCTATCATGAGTGACGGTAGATGCTAACAAAACCGCAGGTTTAATTTCACCTTTTTTAGTTTCTTGAAAAATGTGAGACATCCAGGTTTGCTCGTAAGGATGCGCCCATTTTGTATTAATGAACATTTTTTTATTACCTTCTCTACTAGTTATATGAGGCCAATTGGCATAATAAATTTCTCCACTAATATAAGAGAGACCATTAAGGACTTCAACATTTTTAAACTCTGTACGTGGACAATTGGGGTCGAGCCCAGTGGTTGGCAACTTATCATAATTGGGCCAGGTTTCTGTACGGACAGACTGAGGTACATTGTACCAGCTGACCTGTATATTATTATCCATGTAAACTTCAGTATAGGATAGTTTGAGGAAATCAAATTTTTCCTTTAACATAATTTGATGAAGTTTTTTGTATAAGTCGGGAACATGCTTATTAAAACCGTTTCTACATATCCCTTCTTCTGGGTCAGATATAGTCATGTCGTCTTCAAAAAATAAGTAGAAATCTGAATCACTAGAATCAAAATGCTCTGCAGCAAATTGGCGACCGCCACATATGCCAGTATTTTTATTCATTATAATATGCTCAAAACCATACTTTTCACAAATCAAACTATTGCCATCTCTAGCTTCTTGGTTTGTGGAATTATCGATAATAATTTTTTGACATGGGTGTGTCAGGAAATCTTCATGTTTTTGTAAAGACTTTATCGTGGCTTCTAGCTGATCAGGAAAATTAAAAGTAAGGAAATATAAGTTAGTTTTAACATTAGATATATCTTGAGTAACTGGAGTAAACTGAGGACGTTTAGCAGTAAACTCTTCAAGTTTGGCGGTCCCATTCTGTAAAGCTTGAACAAATTTAACAATCAGACCATTGCCGTCCAAAGAATAACGCTTATAATACTCTGGAAAAAGTTTTGCCATTATAGCAAAAACACTTTCTTCCGTGCCCGCTAAACCTTCATTGATAGTTCTTTCTAATAAGTGGTAATACTCAGCATTAGCTTGAGATAAAAAGTCTTTATGACCACCAAATAAACCTCCCCTGCAAACATAATCAACTTTGGTTCCAGCATATCTATTGATTGAATTAAACTCAAACCCATGAATTTCATTATCTGCTTCATAGGGATAAGAAAGAAACAAGAAAGGGTCTATTTTATCTACGATACCCTGAAGAACTTTTTCTTCGTAAAAATAATTTTCGTAAACAGTTTGACTTATACCAGCATCAAGCCATACGAAGTAATCAGTATCAAATGGGTTCCATATTTTAGAGTCATGAAGAAAAAACATCTTAGACATGACGATAGGATTATAATATTCATTTTTGCACTGCGGACTTTCTGGTAGCCAACCCGCTTGACTTTGCCACTTTTTACTAGTTCGAATAGATTGCCACTTATCCCAGAAAGGCGCAAACATACCAGCCTTTATGTCTTCAAGCTCATAAATCCGAATAAATGTGTTTTCTTTTGATCGACGCTCCCAAACGAAAGACTCCAGAGACTTAGGGATCCAGAGTACCATATTGCATGGAATTTTAAGAAATTTATCAAAGTGCTCTTCGTATCTAGACCAATCGCGTCCAACTCGGTTAATATCCCAGAGACCGCTGACTATAGTTAAGTCAGAATTTCTATCAATTAAAGAAGGTGAAGATGAAATTTTATTTGCTTCGCATTTGACAAAAACCCCTAACTGATCACAAGGGATTTCAAAATTTGGATTATACCCTTTGCTTTTTAAAAATTCTTCAGCTGCCGCTCTTACTCCTGGTAGATCAGGCCTGTCAAAATCATGAAAACAAATAATTCCACCTTCACTGACTTTATCGAATATCTTGGATAAACTATCATAAATAGAGTCATAAAAATCTCCATCTAAAAAAGCAAAACTAATCTTTGTGGGAATTTTATCATCAGGAACATCCTTGAACCAACTTTTATATATAATAGGTTCTGGTAAATTATTATTGTGGAAATTAGATTTTAATGCATCAACGCTAGTTTTAAGTGTTCCAGGTCTCCAACCAGTGCCTTCTTCAAATTTAGAAAGTTCAGGAAGACCTTCAAATGAATCATACACATATAATTTTTTAGTGGAATTATGATGTAATAAAGTGTGGGTTAAAAATTTGGAAGACTCACCAACATAGCAACCAAACTCAACTACATCACCCTCAATATTTTTAGATAAAGAATCTATTAATTGAGAGCAGATATTTTGAATTTGATTGAAGTTAATGATGTCATGACAGACTTTTTGATTCATTCTTTCAAAATTATGCAAGAAATCTAAATTGTAAGTGGTGCTCATTATTTTTTAGTTTTACAAACCCAGACACACCGATCAAAATCTTCTTGCATTACTGGGTGTAAGTTTTCTTGAGTGCTAATTTCACTAATATCTGAATTTGAAATTTCATGCCAATTCCAGATTTTGTTATAAATTGAGTTTTTGAATTTTTCTTGATCGTAAGCATAATCGTGAGCCATTATAATGTCTCCAGATTTAAGGAAAGGAGCTAGAGTATTAAATTCAAAAATTTTATTTCCTCCATCACATAGTAATAAGGTTTGGCCTGGGGATTGAATTAAGTTTACAATTTCTTCCGTAGCTTTATGAGGCGAGCTTTCCGTATGCCAACTGTGGTGACGAAAATCAATATCATAGTCTAATAAAGATTGCGAAGTCCATGGTTTATGAATGTCATAACTAATGACATTTGCATTTAAATCTAATTCATTAGCACACCATTTTAAAAACATTGTAAATCCCCCTGCCGCAGTTCCGATCTCTATGATTCTAGAAGGATTAATGGTTTGCATAAATTTACAAAAAACCTCAAAGGCATGGTGCGATTGAGAGCATTGGTGCCCTTGCCAGCATGAAATTCCAGAGCCTGATTCTATGTTATTATGCGTTGTGATATATTCTGATTTAAACATGATATTGATTGGGTTAAAAAAGTTTATTTAGGTCAATTAATGTAAATAATTGATTGACATATTGGTCTATAGTGCAATGATTTAAATAATATTCTCTGCCATTAGATGAGATAAAATTAATGAGATCTTTATCTTTTTTGACTTTATTAAAAGTGTCATAATATTGATCAGCTAATTCTTTGTGGATCAACTCATCCTCTCGTGTGAATTTTGGATCATGATGATAACCAAGTGGACTAAATGGGATATGGTTACCATTAAAAGGGACTTCAATATAATGAAAATTTGGATTAATTGAGTTGTGGCATTTTTGCGGAAAAGCTGGAGATAATACTGCAGTACCTAGACCCATTCCTTCAATTAATCTCATGCTAACTCCAGATACAGAATAAGTATCTATATTGATCCAGTTTTCGTGTAGCTCTTTCAAATGGGCACAAGAGTCAGTTTTAGCGCCCGTAAAACATTTAAAACGTTTATCTTTAAATAAAAATGCTCGAAATCCATAGCCATGATTAACCATTCTACAAGACATATTCTGAGGGATTGTGCGGTGATTGGTACCCCCTTTCATTATTGATTCAATTTCTTCAGTTACATATGGGCCCCAGGGTATTTTATTAATTGGAGTGTAATTTAAATTAGGATGTTCTTCAAGATTTTTTTCGTAATTAAAACACCCCTGAGCGGTAAAAAATTCTACACAATTCTCTATAAAATCTAAACTCTTAAAATGAGCTATACTTTCCCAAGCTCTATCCCAGTAACCTAAAACCATATACTTTCTGTTGATTGGGTTTTCAATAATAAATTCAAAACATTTAAAATGATGTCCGTGATTTTGTACTAATTTTAAATCAACGGGATTTGTGTTTTTAATTTCAGAATCGCTAAGTGTGACATAAGACTTTTGATTAAAGTTGATGTTTTTATGGCTAACCCGCCATTTTTGCATCAAACATTCTAAAGCTCTAGGCTTAATGTCATCACTGGTAGTCCAGTCTCCCCAAATATTGATAGACTTCATAAAACTACATCCAGAAGCGCTCTACTTTGGGATTATGTTTGCAATCAAAGAGGCCAGAAAAGTCTTCTACGGTACCTTTGATATTAAGAGCATTATATATAGGAGCTAATATATATTCGTTGTTAATTGCATAAGAGCCCCAAAATAAATTTTGGGAATTATTTTTATATATATGCAGCATAGTTTGATCCCATATCTCAAAAAACTTAATCATAATATCGAGATCAGAGAAGCAGAAAAGTTTCCCTGCAGCATCATAAATTCTAACTTCATCATCAACTGATAAATTATATTTAGACTTTAAAAAATTTACAATAAAATGCATGTTATTTTCTTGAGTCTTTTGATCCCACCTGCTAACAGTATTATATATTTTATTGTTTTTATCTTCAACTTGCAAAAATCTATCAATGTTTAAGTCGGTATCTGTGCCAAGTAATGCAATATTTTTAATTCCATTTTGATGAGCGAGCAATAAATGAAATCTGTTAGTGGAAAAAGGAAATTTATAACCTTGTTTTAAAAATTTTTCAGCATAATCTTCTTTGCTGGAACTCTCTAGAAAGTATTCGTATTTTTCAACATGAGGAAATCGAGGGTAAAAGTCTTTTAAGTTTTTGACAATTAAATTTTTTCTATTAATGTCTGAAAAATAATCAACATCTTCAGTGATAACAAAAAAATAAATATCAGGATTGTCTTTGTATAAATTAATTAATTTATCTCTGGCAGTCGCTCTGTATGTTGGGCCGCAACATGTGTAACATAAGGCTATTTTATCCATGATTTTTAACTCCATAAATTACACCCAAGTTATCTGGGGTGGAACGAAAGTTAGCTAGTGTATGTATAGTGAATCCCCATTCATTTGGAATTTTATCAAGAAAAGCTTCTTTGAGTTCAAGTGTATGAAACTCAATAGCGATATCAGTAATGTTCTCTAAATCTTGTACAGTAAGATCAAGTAATACTGACTCTCCTCCTTCGATGTCAGATTTTAAGAAATTTATATCATATTTAGAAATTAAACTTTGAATTCGAGACACATTGTTTATGCTCTCGCAATAAAATATATATTTAGATTCATTAATGCAGTGATTATTATATATATTTATGCAATTTTGATTAGAATCAATTCCTATAACAGTATTAGCTGTTTTACCGAAAAACAATGGTGTTGTTTCATTTAAATCTTTTGTGTGCCAAGTGCCGCAACCTATATCTAGAATATTTTTTCCTTTAGAATCTACGAAGCGCCAGTGGTTAGATGCGTCTTCTGATGTAATTTCATAATATTTCATAGTTTTATTTTTGTTATTTTATAAATTTAAATGTGATATAATTTTTTTTAAACGATTTTTCTTGGTGCAGTTTTCTTCATAGTAAGTTCTAGCAGATAAACTAACATGATCAAGTAATTCTTGGTCATTTTTTACTTCATTATATCTGTCTTGATACCTTATTATATAATCTTTACCTCCAGCTTGATCTCTGTTAGAATCTTTTGGGAGACCTTCTCGGGAAATAGAAATGTAATGATGATTTGGTCTAAGGTGTGGATTATATTTATTGAGGAACTCAAAACGCATTAGAGGTAAACCTATTGCCATATATTCTATATCCCTGTGGCATATCTCAGAGCATCCAGATATAGATAAACCTAATTTATAAGTAATCGCCTTCTTTAAATATTCTTCTAATGATTTAACTGGAAATCTAGAATTGATCAAACCTATTTTTTCTAACTCAAACTCATCCCCTCTTCCAGTGGTGCAGCGAAAAAAAGCTTGGTCAATCATACTATCAAATTTAATATTTTTTCTGATTTTATATATTTTATCATAATCCATAAATGGAGAGTATGTTAAAAAATTTGTATTAGTTAAATTGTATTTATATTTTTTTTTGTATTGATCTAAATTAAGAATTCCCCATTCGCGTAAATGAGCTAGAACCAATATGTCATTTCTTGAATTTCTATTTTCAAAAACCTGTAGTAACCCATTATTAAACTCTCCATAAGAAATGGCTTTTAAGGTGTCGGAATGTTCGTCATAAATTAAAACTTCAGCATCCCCCATAGAATAACCTAAACTTTCAATCAGTTGGGAACCTCCCTCTTGAATATAAATTTCAGCGCTAAATTGTTTTTTTAAAAATAAAATTAAATCTTCTAAAAGAGCATGGAATGTCCATTTGGGGTGTTTATTTGTGACTAAAAAAGCTTTCACTATATTTTTCTTTCTACTCTTTCTGCCCAGCCACGTTTTTTACTATTGGCCCAGTAAACTACACGGGCTGGCTTTTTATCCGTCATGAACATTTCTTCGTAATGTATTGGTTTTGAATTTTTTATAAATTGATTTAGTTGTTCTCCTTCGATTGATTTAGAAAAAATACCTTCTCCATTTTCATCATCAAATGCAATTAATATAGATTGATAATCATCTTTAGGCATTTCATGACGTTCTAAATTGACTAAATGATAAAAGGAGAACATAAAACTGTCTTCCCATTCTTTGTCGCTTTTATATGGATAAGGATTGGGTGCAAAGTTGTTATCTTTAGTATATTTCTGGAATGACATTTTTTTGAAATGAATACCAGCATATTTTTCATACTCACGTAAACTACGTTTGTCGCCAAGGCCATACTCACCTAAATGTATGCCATTGTCTTCAACCCCTATAAGCTGGCGAATTCTTGCTCGAGCAGAATCGTTACCTTTCCACCACATACTTTCTCCACGCTTACTTTGGTCATCCCAAACTAATTTACCTGCCCGCTCTTCCCTCATGGTTGCATGCCATATAACCACTTTATTGGGGTGAAATAGATCATAACCATGAGTAAAACTTCGGACAGTTAGGTTTAATTCTTCGCCTGCAAAAAATATATTTCTATCATGCTTGACATCACGAGCCCACTGGTTTGAACCAAATGCAAAGTGACCACTTAAAAATCTAGCTGGGTAAGGTTTTTTTAAATGCTTCCAGCCGCCTTTAACTGCAGTAGGTCTAATAAAAATTGTGTTATGCGGATAAAAACAAGCAGCTTCAGAAAACCATGGCTCATGAACTCTATCCTCAGGATCATTAAATGGATTATAATAAGGTAGGTAACCCCCAATAACTGGATTGTGACCTTCAGACTTTAATTGGTCATACCAATCTATGAGTGTACTATCCCAGTTTTTATCGAACCTGTGATGGGAATCTAACTGACACACAAAATCTTCATCAGTTAGCAGTTCATCATTGATGATTGCTCGAGCGGTAGCCAAACCTTTGGCTTGACCATAAGGCATATCGTGAATTTTAAACCTGGGGTCTTTTCTATATTTATCTAGGTTGTCAAAACCATCTTTTTCACAGAACTGTCTACATATACCAAAATGTATTCTTTCGGGGTGCCCTGCATTTTTGAGGGCACTTTCTATAGTAGGCACAAGTTCTGGCTCTCTATAAGCAGGTAGATGTACTAAAATAGTCTTCAAAAAGAAGGTACCTCCCCTTCAATCCTTTCCATCCAACCTTTAGATTTAGAGTGAGGCCAGACAAGCCATTTGGATGGAACTACAGACGTTTCAAATTGACGCCAAAACCTTATGAATTCATCTTTCGGGTTTTCATTTAGTAACTTTTGAACTTCTTGCTCGTTGGCATCTAAGCGAATCATCTCTTCTCCATCTTTATCTTTGAATGCCATTACCCAAACATCATAGTCGCTCTCACTAAACATAGGTTTATGCATATCAATACAATACTTAAATTGAGACACGAATTTTGATTCATAATCTTTTTTACTTTTAAATGGAACTGGTGGCTCATTTTTATCTAAGGTGTGTTGATGTATTTTTCTATCACTGAATTGAATGCCTGAATACTTTTCATAATCTTCGAGAGACCTAACCTTTCCTAATCCATATTTTTTAAAATGAACCCTACGCAACCCGTCCATTCCAAATAACTTCCTATACCTTTCGAAACTTTTTTTGTTTAACTCTGCCCACTTAGATACATCGTCCCAATGACGCTTTCTACCTTCTCTTGTGTAGTGATGCCATACCAAGGGCTTGGGTAAATGAAATAGATCGTAACCATGAGTGAAGGCCCTAACGGCAAGAGAGCTTTCTTCCCCATGGAAGTATAACTTAGGATCATAAGGAACTTCTTTAACGAAAGATCCATCGCAAAAAATAAAATGACCGCTAATAAATCTAGCTTTTTCAGGGAATTGTTTTTCTTGCCAACCCTGTATGGATTCAGGAAAAATAAAAACTGGACCTTCTGGCATAAAGCGATCAATATATGTGCGCCACACATCATTTAAGCGATCTTCCCCCTTAACATCTGGATTGTAGGAAGGTAAGTAAGATGACAATAGTGGTTTTTTATATCCCTCTTTTTTTAAACTGTTCAGGATCTTTTTAACTTCATAATCCCAGTCTTGAGTGAAGCGATGGTGGGAGTCTAATTGAAAATAATATTCCTCACCGTCATAAAATTCTTGAACTTTACTCCTGGCATGACAAACTCCAAGGCTTTTAGATGCGGGAGACTCTATAATTTTAAAGTTTTTTTTAGCTTTATATTCAGTTAAATCATTGAATTTATCATTTTGATGATACTGATTAGATATAGCGAAAACTAAATGTTGGGGAGATTTAGCTTTAGCTATACAGTCTTCGATGGTCGGTATTAACTCTGAGTCTCTGTATCCAGCAATGGAGATAAATATTTTATTCTTTTTCATTTTCAAAAATTTTATTTATAGTATTATAAAAATACTCCTTAAGATTTCCATTCGATTCGAATAATTCTAATAACTTTTTATCTCCTTGGACTTTTTCGGGGCACTCTATTTTTTTAGAGGAAATATCCTTTAACGCTTCCTCATCAAATGATATCCATGCGCCTTTTTTTTCTATAAAACCCCATAGGTACATCATGTCAATAATTTCTTTTTCTAACCATATTGAATTTCCATTGGTTCGCCCGTAGCGAATTGGGTATCGAACTTGAGCTCCAGTTTTTTCATTAACACTTTTACGAAAACGTATCTTGCAATAATGACCAGTTGGGTCACCTTTGTCTTCTATCTTGGAAGCGGATGGATTTTCCCACATAATGTCGTTGTTGTAACGCTCTTCAAATTCCAGAATGAAGTTAGCATAATGTTTGATTGCATTACCGCCAGCTTGTTTAACTTTTGGGCCACCCCTAGCAGCGTATGGGTTGGCGGCTACTTCAACCCTGACCTGAGAAGTTAAAAGCATCATGTGCCCCATTTTAGTAATAGGTAGAACCATCTTTTTTAAGAACACGGAAGTTACCAATGCTCCACCAGCAACCTGTTCACTCTCACTGAACGGTTTATCCATGTCATTCATGCGACACAAGGCATCAACGCTATCAACTATAAACATGTATTTTTTATTATCTTCATTATTAAAGACTAGGTCGCGAATAAATTCAAAAACTTTTTCAAAGATATTACAATCAAGGATGAATAATTTTTCTGGATCTTGGTCTACACCAGTTCTCTTAAGCATTTCAGGGCTGAGCCTACCTTCAGATTTAACCACAACAACCATTCCATCTTTACCAAAATGATTCTGGAAGTTTTTCGCAAAAGTTAATGCACAACTGGTTTTCCCACCTTCATTAATACCTGTAAACCTATGAGCTCCAGCTGGAAGACCTCCACCTAAAGCTAAATCTAAATTTAGGCTTCCGCTTGATATCTTATATTCTTCTTCATTAAAGGAATTAAAATGATATTTCTTATTATCTTTATTATCTAAAAATTTATTAATTTGCTCTAACGTCTTACTCATCTAGGAATCTTCTTATTGTTTTAGGTTTACTGTTGATTACTATATCACAGCCAGACTTATCTGTCAACTCTATTTTTTTGTATTCTGGGATCTTATAATGAAATTCCTTGTATTTTTTATCTAAGAGAAATTTACCATAATCAGACTGTAATATTACGAGTGAATCCCAGTCATTTTCAAAATGTATTTTCTGCCAAAAGTCTTCATTTGGATACTTCTCCATTAAACGTTTTAATATTCCGTATTCACGAGTCCAGAATGGACCCTTGATGGATTTAGGAGGAGTAATTAAGCGAAGTACTATTTGCTTTTTATTTAACTTAGCCACAGTTAAATACTGTAGCACATAATTTACCTAAAGTCAATTAAAAATCATCTTCGAGGGAGCCGCTTTGTTGATACTCTCTAACTCTACGCTCGAAGAAATTACCCATAGCTTGCACATCAACAACTTCACCAAGCCAAGGAAAGGGATTCTTGTCGCTAGGGAAGCGATAGTCTAAACCTATAGCTTCTAACCTACGGTTTCCTATATAGTGCATATAATCGACGAACATTTCAGCATTAAGGCCAAGGATTCCAGTAGGAAGAACATCGTGAGCATAAGCTATCTCAAGCTCAACAGCTTTTTTAATATGAGAAACGAATTCGTCTTGGATTTCTTTAGTCCAAATTTCTGGGTTTTGTTCAATAAGAGTATTAATTAAGTATGTACCAAAAGCAATATGGGAACTTTCATCTCTTAGTGTGTATTTAATTTGATCAGAAACACCCTGAAGTTTATTTTGTCTACCAAGAGCTAAAAGCATAGCGAAACCACTAAAGAAAAATGTGCCTTCACATACAATCCAATAAGTTAAGAAATTTCTGAGGATTTCCTGCTTTCCTTCTTTAGTTGTTGAGTCAAAATCCTGACGACTAATATCATCAGTAATACTCATTAAGAAATCATCTTTAGCTTTGATACTAGGAATATTTTCGTAAGCCGCAAAAACTTCTTCGATTTCAAGATCTAAGCTGTCACATATATAAACTACCGTAAGATTGTGAAGACTCTCTTCGAAAGCTTGGCGCAAAATGTACTGACGACATTCAGCATCCGTGATAAAGCGAAAAGCAGAGAGTAACAAATTGTTACCAACCAAAGACTCAGATCCAGCAAAAAATCCAAGACAACGTTTAACAAGTAGTTTTTCATCTTCTGTAATTTCATTGTTTTTCCATTGTTTTATATCTGATTGCATACTAATTTCAGTAGGCATCCAGTTGTTAGCGCAACTTTTAAGAAATAAATCCCATGCATATTTATGTTTGTGTGGTAAGATGCGGTTTACACCAGCTATATTTTTAGTAAGTAATTCTCCAGTTTTTGTGTCCATAGATATATATCGATAGTTTTATTGTTTTAGTTTAGAGAAAATT